ATGACTATCGAAGCTGAGACGCTCGCACAACTCGCACAAGCCCTGAAAGCACAAGGGGCCAGGTTGATCGCTGACCTGACGTTCATCCGCGCGCCTTACCGGTGCGGCAAGCGCTGGGTATGCAATGTAGTACGCCGCAAAACCGCACGCAAGCCTGCACTGCTCCAATGAACGGCGAGCGAAACCACCACACTGTTCGATAGGCGAAGGACCGCCCTTTTTCCTGCAATCACCTACGTAGGCAAACCCGCCCACCGCAGGTGTCAATCAAGGCATTCGCGTGCCGCCACCCTCAGCTTGTCGCCTGACAGAAAGCTGCCTTTGTAGAACGTTGCACGGCTACCCTCGCCCGATTCGATCACCTCCAACACATCATCGGTAGTCACCGCACTTGGCGCTGTCATGCGTACGCCATGGGGTATGGATTTCTGCGTTGAATTGGGTGCCAATGCCTGCCACTGCGGCATGACGCAGGCTGCATATTGCTGGGGCGTTTTGGATGTGAGTTTGCTGGCAGTGGGCTTGCCAGGTGAGGCGCAGCCCACAAGTGCTATGCACAACGCCGCCACGACATAAAGGTAGTTAGGCATTTCTTTGGCCTCGATCAGTCGCGGGCATTTTAGCAAGTGATAGCAGGAACGAGGAATGGACCATCGTCGAATGTTGGAAACATCGCAGTTGCCCGTTTTGAACTACCTGCGGAACGAATGCGGCCTGGGTTGTTTCTGATGATCAATCCTGCACAGCCACGATGATGTGGGCACTGCTTGACTGATCTAATTTGGCTATTCGTTGGAGTCCTACATGGTGTGGTGGCTTGAAGTACTTGCACAGTTTGCAACATCGACTGGTCTGGCCATGGTGTGCATCCTGGTGTTCTGGACCTATGGGCTGGCGTTCGGCAGGCTGTACATGAAGCTGCTCGCTTGTCTGCTGGCCAGCGTGCTACTGATGGTCGCTGCGTTCCCACACGGGGTGAATTTTGCTACAGGGCTAGGCGCAACAGTGGGCAACAGTCACTCATTATCGTTGTTCCTGGCTGATGCCAGCGGGGTTATCGCTGCGGTTCTGATCGCGTCTTTCTTCTTCAATCCGGAACGCCTGATAGATTAGCCGGCGCCGCACACGCTGTCGCCTGACAGTTCTGCCAGTAGCATGGGCAGGCAGTGGCTGGCAATGTTATCAGGCCAATCCCGGCACCTGAACGCCTAACCCAAGGATGCCGCCCCTATGAATGAGCCGTCTAAACAAGCGCGGTTGTTTTACCAGAACGATAAGCCGGTGACCCTCGTGAGCCCCGAGCAGCGTCACCAAATCTTTCGCACCCCAGATACAGCGCTTGCAGAAGCCCGTGCTGATGGCAGCCCTGCCTTACTGGGCACGGACGTTCAAGGGTCGGTGCTGATGGTCCAATCCGGAGAACAGGCACCGTCCTGATGGGGGGCGTGGCCAGGTGGAGAAAGAGTGGTTCTAGGCGCATTATCGTCATGCGCCGTTGCCGCAAGCGTCGCCAGGCGCAGCGGACGCGAACATGCTAACGTTGACGCATCTCTCAGCGAGTCAACGTGTTCATGGAATCACTCGATTGCATCAAATCGGATTTGGTCAAAACCGCAGATCATCTAGAAGCGCTTGGCAAAGCCTTAAATGGCCATGCGCGCTTCATACAGGCGCGGGGTGCCCATCCTGATCAGATCGACGTGGACGCACACATTGAAGCCCTTGCACAGGTCACCGAAGCCCTGCGCGAGGTAGCAACCAAGATGCAGAGCTCGCTTTGCCCTACGGTGCCTAACAAGTAACGCATTGTGTTCGATCTCCACGTACTGAAGATCGCCTCAACGAAACCTGAGCTTGACCACCTTGCTCAAAGCCCACCCGCTGAACACGTAGAACAGGTCCAAGTACAAGCGGCCGGCATAATTGGGGATTGGGTGGTTATCGATGAGCTGCTCAGGGCCGGGGGTAGGCGGCATGAGCGCGTAGACTGCATTCGGGATCAGGGCCAAGGCGATTAGCAGCAAGTAGGTGGCCCCCCTGATCCATTGTGCGCGTGGTGAAGGCTTGGCTGACCATTTGACGCCGTAGTACGCGATCAGCCCTGCTACGGGCAATATCCAGAAATGTGTTGGGATACCAATGAACATTTCAGCTACAGCACTTCTTGTTTCCACGCACATTCCTCCGATTGAATAAGCGAAGTATTGCGGTTGGGTTCGTCAAAAGCAAAGCACCCATGACGCCTCTACCCGCCTGGCTGCTATTCGAGCGTTCAGTTGACCTCTTGAGTAAAGGCATCTGTCACTTTCAGAGCGCAGTCACTGCTGCTGGGTTTGCATCCAGCGTGGATGCAAACCCAGTACACGTTCCGTACCGCGCGTAGTAGCGTTCGGCTTTCGACGAACTGCCATGGTCCGTTGCTATTGCCCACGGACCGGGCCACTCACGAACTGGGAAGTCAAATGGAACACGTTCATTCCGTCAGCCAAGACGTCATCGATTCAGCACTCATCGCGTTTTCACGTTTCAAAATTGGTGAAATCAAAGTATTCGATCTTGAAAGCGCAATGAGTTATGAAGCCGGGCAAGCGCTTGCCCGCAGCGGACTGGTGCGATTCTCGATTCACAAGATGCCTTCGGGGCGGTACCGCATCAGTGACGAAGGCGAAAACGCGATTACCGAAGCAGGCCGAGCACGGCTGGAGGTGATCAGGGGCTGAGTCAGTGATTGGCTGCGATCAATCACCAAAGATGCAGCGGCACGCGGCACGGGGTGACCCGCGCCGCCTCGCTCCATCAGGTACCCTGACTCCAATGGGCGGCGATCGCCAATACAACGAAAGCCACCACCGCTTCCACAACGAGGTAGATACCGTAGAAGTCCTCTGAAAACATACGCAACTATCCGCTTGAAAGACGACTGTCCACTGCCGGGCGACCCGGCGCGTAAATCAGATAAGCGATGGCATTCAGAAGTTCACGCCCAGTGAGCACTATCAGGCAACGCCGGGCGGTATCCCATCTTTGTTCTTGTCCTTGAGGCGCGCTTTTTCCTCCTCGGTGGCGTGAGCCGGTACCTCATCTTTCTTGGGTTCATGCTGCTGATCAGTCATGCTCAAGCTCCTCAATGTGTCATGCGTTAGGCATTGGTCGCGCCCGGCAGTTCAGACGTATCGGCAGCCATCACGTTCCATGATCACGCTTGGGGACACCCAGGGAATTGCACGAAGCCACTTCACGGGCCTTCATGACGCCCCAGGCCAATGCCCGGGACATGGACTCCTTTGGGCGGTCATCGAACGCCTCCTCATAGACAGGCATGCCGCCTGGGGCATAGACACCGATGAACAATTGAACCCGGCCGTTTCGCGACAAGCGAACCTGAACGTTTATCGACGTTCTGTCGATCAACGTCTCTTCGTGCGCGCGGTGGTGCAACGTAGGGTCAGCCCAGGACCAGAACACACTGCCGCGCATCCGCATCGCGCCTCCTAATACTTTAGTCTAATGGCCACTACGAGGGACATTAGCTGCCCGCCGCTTGGGCTACTAGCAAAATATGGCATCGAGCCTTATCGATCAGACGAGCGGAAAACGTCAGTGCCATAATGCTGGACTTTGCCGACCGGGAGCTATTAGCGATGCCTGGACACACTGCACATCTGCCGCGAGCATAAATCATGAACACGTTAGTTACCTTCTTCGCGGCCGCGGTGATGCCACTGTTGGCGATAAGCCTGACGGTCATGGCGCACCGGCATGTCATGAAGAAATGGCGAGCGAAGATCGATACCGAACTTGCAGATGCCTTGAGCACCTTGGGGGTCACTAGGTACACATTGCTGGTCGACAAATTGACCTCGCCCAGTACGGACAGAACCGCCCAGGTCTATCGCATCCTCCGTGGCGAGCGTGAAGACCATTATCTGTTCATGAAAATTGGAGACCAGCCAGGCCTGCTCAAGCCGCTGAGCAAGGAACGGGCTTTGTTGGCTGTGCGGGTCAATGGTTAATATGCCTTAAAGGACGCATCAGCCTGACTTTGATAAGCACAGAGCGTCAGACTCAGGCCGATAGCCTTACTCGTTAAAGGACCAAAAGGTATCAACTCCATGGATGTTCACCCCACGCTTTTTACTGATCGGCTGGTGCTCACGCGTCTGTGCTTGGAGGACGTTGCCTTCATCCAAGAGCAATTCCCCCAATGGGAGGTAGTGCGCTATCTGGATAGTCGGGTTCCATGGCCTTACCCAGCCGACGGCGCCCTGGCCTATGTTCGCGACATTGCGCTGCCGGGAATGGCGGCAGGTTGTGAATGGCATTGGATGATTCGCATGCGTGATGACCCTGGCTGCAGGCTGGGCAGCATTAGCCTGTTCGAACAGCCCGGAAACAACAGGGGTTTCTGGCTGGCACCGCAGTGGTGGGGTCGCGGTTACATGCGTGAGGCGTGCGCAGTCGTCACCGCCTACTGGTTCGAAACACTGGCGCGGCCGATCATGCAGGTGCCCAAGGCGGTGGCCAATCACGCATCTCGTCGAGTATCAGAATTCGAGGGCATGCGCTTGGTGGGCTTGCAGAAAGGATGGTTTGTAAGCGGCTTGATGGACGTTGAACTCTGGCAGATGACGCGGGTTGACTGGTTGGCAAATACCGCAGCTTACAGGGCTGATGGTCGCGGTATTGGTTGAACTGGAAAGGAGCCATTTGATTCGACTCACCTGAGCCCTGCTTATTGCTAACGCCGTCCTGACCGGGACACTTGGTGGATGAGGTTGCAATGAATAAAGGTCTACTAATCGCCCTGATGGCGACCCTGCTTACAGGATGCAATCACTACTTCAACAGCCCCTATGGAAGTCGCTGGGATCAACGAAACATCCCCTGCGACGCTACACCACCGAATCAACCTGGGTGCTACGACAATGTGCACCAAGAGGGACTTCTCAACAGGCTTTTTGAAAAGGACTAGTCATGGCTACTGTCTTCACCCGCTTGTTCAAGCGCAAAGATAAGTCAGGGCAGGCTGGGCTCAACCGTTCAACCGATTCCAGCCAGATCAGCCATGCCTGCTCCGTTGCGTTCACGAACAACGACGAGCCAGCGCCCATTACCTGTTCGGGACGACACCATGACGGCCATCACGTCAGCAACAGCGACCTATCGAGTGACAGCCATTCTGGCGACAGCGCATCGAGTTCCAGCAGTTGTGACTGACGACCCGTCATCGTCTGGGTAACCAGGTCGCGATCAGCCATATCACACCTGTCGCCAGCACCCAAGGCCACCTGCTTGCGGGGCTCATTGCCATTGCGACCAACGCGATAACGATCAATGCTGCCCCAGCCCATCGCTTGCGTGCTGGTGTAAACCATCTCTGAAAACGCTTCTGCATGCGTGTCCCGTTTATAGGCAGGTCAGGGAACAGCACCGCCCGCCTGCTTCATTTCCTGCAAGGCCATACGCCTGTGCTGCAGCGCTGACTGATCTTCGATCCTACGCACCGCCAGTGTTCTCAATACCTCATAAGCAAGCGCGTTACAGGCAGGCTTCGATACGCCATCCCCATGCTTGATGTCGATAGCCGCTTGCCGGCGCTCAATCTCCATCCTTGCGGGGTCATACTGAAATGCTGCCGCATGCTCTTCAAGCATCACACTATTGGCAGCAGCCAGGTCGACATCCAGCAGTCCGGTGATCGCGCACTGCTCCCCGGTAATGGATGACAGCGCAAAGCCCTTGTACTGAGCCTCCCCCATCACCGGCCTTACAGGTGGCGCAGTACAGCTCGACAGCATGACAGTTGCCATAAGCAGCCATTGTGGGTTTTTCATCAGGTCACGCCAGGTCTAATAAAGTTGATGAGCCATGCATTACAATCGGCCGCGTCAAATCCGCGCTCAAGGCACTGCACGCTCGGCCACGATACTGATGGCGCGTAGGCTTCCTATCACTCCTACCGCGCCCCTTTTACAACCATTACCCGTTAAGGATGATGCCATGATCATTCGCCAGGCTACCAATGCCGATCATCCGCTACTGTTGGACATTTGGCTGCGCGCTGTGCGCGCTACCCACCATTTCCTGCAGGAAACCGATATTGAGGCATTGCTTGTTCAAGTGCGCGATGTCTACCTGCCCGCTGTCGAATTATGGATCGCGGAAGAGCCCAAGGACGGTCCGCTTGGGTTCATCGGGCTTAATGAAAGCCACGTAGAAATGCTGTTTATCGAACCCGATCGGCGAGGTGAAGGCATCGGCCGCGCGCTATTGGATCATGCCCGCAGTTCGCGCGGTCAAATGAGTGTTGATGTGAATGAGCAAAATCCGGAAGCGGTTGGGTTCTATCTGCATTATGGTTTTATCCAAACAGGCCGCTCCCCTCTGGATGGCGAGGGTCGCCCCTTCCCCTTGCTGCACTTGAGCTTGCCTGGCTAGCACTGCTGTCAGGGAGCGCTCTGTTTCGCTCGGTGGTCAGGACGAAAAGCTCATCGGACCCCAACTGCTCACCTAGAGAGGCAGAGAAATGATCGACCATCTTGATCACCTCGTTTTGACAACCATCGATGTCGAGGCATGCAAGGATTTCTACACCCGCATCATGGGCATGAAGCTGGAAAACTTCGGTGCTGGGCGCTTGGCTATGCGCTTCGGTGAGCAAAAGATCAACGTGCACGTGCGCGGCCACGAATTCGAACCCAAAGCTCACTTGCCGGTACCGGGCGCACTGGACCTCTGCTTCATCGCCTCGATCAGCCTTGAGGAAGTCGTGGCCCATTTGAAAGCACAACAGTGGCCAATCATTGAAGGCCCCGTTCAACGTACCGGCGCCACAGGACCTATCCGATCCATTTATGTGCGCGACCCGGACCTCAACTTGATAGAGATATCGGAGCGGCTCTAGTCGGTTTCGCAAAGCAGAACGTGGAAATCCAGACAGGCCTGGATTGGTCTCAAGAAATTGAGCAGGCTATCGGGGGCTGCCGGGTGGCGGCCCCAAATGATCAGGAAAAGAGCTTGAACGCTACCCAGCTCGTCGCCAGGGCGAACACTGCGCCCGCAGCAGCCGACAGAAAGATGCTGCGCGCCTGGTGCTGCGTGCCCTCACGGACCTCGCTGCCCAGCTGTGCCAGGTTCTCTTTCATCTGCTTGATAACTTGATCATGGCTCATGGTCGTCCTCGCTTGGGATGCCAGGTCACGCCTGTCGCAAGACCCTATGGCGCTAGTGTCGACCGAATCGGCGTAAAGCTCAAGACCGCTCGGCGCAAGCCTGTTTTCTCAGTGGGCAGGCTAGAGCTTTTGAATAAAGGCAGCAGCGGTAACGATGACGGTGACTAGCCCTCCCACCGCGACAAATGGGTAAAACAGCGTCTCGCGCTTCATTTTGTTGGCCTCGGCGATCAATTTTCGCGCCTCGGCAGTGAGCTTGTGAATCTCAGCCTGAAGCTTCTCAAGCTCCAGCTCCTCCTTCTCGGTCATTGATCGTCCTTCCGTGCCTCGAGCCGCACCCCGTCGTGCGGCTTGTGTGCTGCATTATGTGCGCTTAAGTTAGGTGATGCAGCATGCCGCTGTTTTGCAGCTCGGCAGCTTTTCCGACTTCCTGAGATTCCACACGGCGCCTGGGGCGGCCGCCGTCAGCGGCGGCACTTCGCTGCATGACATCCAGATTGACGCACCAGCAAGACCCTTTGATATTCCAGCCGAACAAAGGTGGGCTGTGGATCGACGAGGCAAGTGTTACAATCCGCCACTTCAAATCAGCGCCCAAGGCGCTGAACATCCGTGACCGCCGGCAGTACGACACCCGCCACACCTACGCAACCATGTGCTTGATGCCTGGGATGAACCCTACGTTCATTGCAAACCAGCTCGGCCATAGCGTTGAGATGTTGCTCTCGACCTACGCGAAATGGATCAGCTCCTCCTCGGACTGGAGGGAGCTGGAGAAGCTGCCGCCCCGCGTCAGATTGGCCCATGCGTGGTCCAACCGTGACGCAAGGGGCTAAATACACCTCTGGAACCCCCGCAGGACAAGCACTTGATCTCCACAGCAAACATCACCATGCAGTATTTCTGGGGTGCTGGGCGGTAGCGGAGGGCTGTATTTATTGGGCAAAACACCCCTCCACTTCCCCTCTGAACCCTACCAGTGGTATCAAAAATGGTATCGCCTAGAAGCTGCCACCGACCGTCTACTATCGATCCATTGCGGACATTTGACTGGGCTGCGTTCACCCTCGGCCTGACGGGAGCAGCTCTAGCCATAAGTATGCAAGGCACACTAGCGCAATGAGTCAGACAGCTTCACGGGATTGATCTGATCCTACCGAATCCAGCCGATATGGGAGCGTTCATCGTCGCCGGTAAACTCGACATGCGCCCAGCCTGGCTGGTAGGCCAACAAGCCCACAACATCGCCTTTGATGATGTAGGGACCCCTTGAACCATCCTCGCCTCGTTTTTTTTGCAGATAGGCCCTCTCGGCGCTAACAGTAGCCAGGCCGATCCAGTGCGTGCTGGCGTTGCCGCTCAATGCCAGCCCGGTGCTGATCATAGGCCCCAGCACACTGCCGCAGCCAGGGTGCTCCTGCCCTTTGGGCACCCTCAGCTCGATGCCATCAGCAGTCGCCGATACACTGCCGGGAAATGCCTGGTGGCTCCAGGTGGTGACCCGCATCGGCGAGGCGTCATCGAGTTGGCCCTGGAGGTAGAATGCGCAGCGGCGGCTTATCCCTCGCCAAGCTCTTCGGAGAAATAACCCTCAACTTTATGGTCCGGCGTAATTGCAACCAACAATCCTTCATATTGCCCTGGCGTCAGCGCAACATTGCCCGCCGATACCGACCACGCACTAGCGCTCATCAATCCTAGGAACATCAACCGTGGACAATTAACTTTTTTCATCCATGCTCACTATTAATGATAGCCATTCACCGACGTACGTCAGGTGTACTGAATGTAGAAGTATCCGGCTTCATCACCTTCCTTGCCGCGCCGGGCTCGATGGTCGATGAAGACATAGCCGATGCCATCAGCGAAAATGCCCTCATGGTCGGGGTTGATCTCGGCAATGTCTGCATCGAGCAGTTGAAGATGGAACATGTAGCGAGGACTTAATTCGTAGACGGGGTCCTGTAACCAACTGGGTGTGCCAGATGATTTGCTCATCTCGATGCCGCCGAACTCACCGCCGATTTCCACATCGAATTCGTCCTCGGTCATTTCTTCGAAGTCGATGAACGCCTGGGTGAGCAGCAGCGGGGGATTGCTGGGGACTATGGGGTCGGGTGCAAGATCGTGCAGGATGACGCGGGCAAATCCGCTCTCGATCTGCTCCTGCAATTCTGACTGCTGATGAACCGTATAGCGGCGCTGAAGTGCGGCGTTGAAGCCTCCGCTTTGGTACTGCTGGGCTGCGATGAATACAGTGAGGGCCATACCCGGAGGTACGCACTGATAGCCGGCATAAAAGCGATCGGTTGTGGTGACCAGAGGGGTCAATAGCTCGCCTGTCTTGGGGTTAGACGGCCACAGCTTGAGGTCAGTGAGATAGGCGCCACCGCCGATGTGACCAAACCCCTTGTTTTGTTGTTTCAGGACAATCTTGTCCATGTCTCATCACTCCTTGAAAACCGGTGCAGTGCTTCTACATGAGATTCACCGTGCAGAAGCCCATTGCCAGGTCTCGCAAATGGGAGTGGATTCTGCAACAAGTGAACACGGATTTCCAACATCCGCCAGGGCACTGAACTTCCGCGATTGCTGAGCAGGTCCTGCTGTTCATAGGACGCTTCGGTATCTGCTAAGGTACTGCCCTGCTTCGTAGGGGTACTTCCATTGCGTAGCCGTTCATGGGCGGGGCCATGGAATCTGAAATATGACAAGGAGCGTTGACATGAAGTATCGAGGACGGCTGTCGGCCGAGCAGTTTGAGGCGTTCATGGCCCGCTATTTTCCGACCTTCATGGGTGGCAGTCTGTTGTGCATGCTTGCCGGGGGTGGCGGTATTGCCATGTGGCAGCACGGTTATCTGCGCGGTATGCCGGACGGCCGTATGTACGCACTTGCGGCGGGGCTGATCCTATTTCTGCTGATTTGCGTCGGGCAAATTGCCTTGATCCGAGGTTTTCGCTGGGGAGTATGGTTGGTATTACCGAGCTTGTTGGGCCCGGCACTCGCGGCTGTTGGCTTATTCGGCACTCGCTATGCCGGTGCCGGCCAAATGGGCATCCTAGTCATGTCTCTGGCAGGGTTGTTGGTGATCAACAGCAAAAAGCACCGGGCCATGCGTAAGCGCCTGGAAGAAATGCGATTACAACGTAAAGGGGTCATGCCGGCCACGCGTCCGGACGAATTCCCGGATGGCCCACCGCCCGAAAAACCATGGATGATCTATCTGGTGCTGGGGTTCGTGGCGATCATCATCCTGGGCAAAATCTATCTGTTTTTCTGGGGCTGAAGCTAGTCAGCAGCAGCGTCACGATCTGGGAAGGCTTTGATGCCTGCTGCGAGCAGGATCCAAGCCAAGTGTGATCGCAAGCGCAGTTCAGTCCTGACCGCGATGCACCGAAAGACGTATCGGTGCACCGCCAAGAGATTCAGGAACGAATTGCGGCTCAAGCCGAGTTTGCTGCCTGATTCGATTCACTAGCTGGCCTTGGCGACAGGGCCAGACAGGAAATCACACCGAGGCCGCAAACTGGAGAGGCAGCCGCTCTGTTTAGAAGTCAGCTTCATTGGATTTTCATGCATACCCTACTACTGCAGCAGTAGCGGAAGATCCCTGCCTCAAGCCGCACAATCTGCGGCGCCCAAGCCATGGCTGTCTAATACCCTCCCCCCATTTTCAGCGGGTTTCGCCAAGTAAAAGCGCGGCGCCTCACGGCAGTATTAGACAGCGTGGCCACCCTCCTCCGGCGTTCTGCCAAATCCCACCCCTACCCTGTTACCCGGTCGTGATCCCGGACGCTGAACCGGACAATACCCCACACCTCAAACGTATCGCCCTCCATGATGTACCGCGACGGGAACTTTGGGTTCTCCGACCGCAGGACCAGCACGCCGTGCTCATGGCACATCCGCTTGCAGACCGGCTCGCCGTTCACCGCCGCGATCACGATGTCGCCGTGCTTGGCCTCGACGCTTCGATCAACGACCAGTAGGTCGCCGGAATAAATTCCAATACCCTGCATGCTCTCGCCTTCGATCTTGACCAGGTAGGTCCAGGGCGCATGCACCTGCATCAGATCGTCCAGGCTGAGCTGGGGCATGTCGTCGATTTCGAAGTCAAGGGCGGTGTTCATTGGCGGGGCCTCCATACTGTATAAATGAACAGTATGTTAGTGACCTGCAATGGGGCCGGCAACTGCCGACAAGCGGGGATGCGCTAGTGCAGCGGAGGCAGTTTATTGCCCATCAGCTTGGATACGGTGCGAAGCTGGTAGTCAGAAACCGCCTGGGCCAATGACTCGGAATGGAGCCGCAGACGCTCTACTTCTTCGGCCGGCGCGCCATAGTCCCTGGCCTCCCAGTACCGTTTGAGAGCTTCCATCGACTGCGCGATCAGCGGTTCGCCCGCCTCAACGGCTTCTGCGAATTCATCTTTGTCCATGACCGATGCCCTTATTTGGTCAGGGCATTATAGACAGACTCGCACGCCAGGCCCGCTACTCGGCTTCGCTCAAGCGCTGTCGCGAGGCTTCCCGCCATTCGGTCAGCGTCTTGAAATCCCTTAAACACCATTCGTACCCAACGGGTAGGGTTCAAATCCCGCAGATCAAAAATAATTGCTTGTAAATCATTGACTTATCGATTTTCATGAGTGTCTTTTTGGTGCCCTGATGGGCTGATTTGGCTTGGGAAGGCCAGCTTTATGACAATTTGATCTAGCAATATTGCGTAGCAACCGACAAAGTAGAGTAGCTGTCTGAGAGCAAGCTAAGGAGCGCTAGTCTTGAAAAGTGACGAAATTAATGCAAGCGATGTCAAGGTTGACGTTTCAGTACACGCAGACTTTCAACCCATATTGGAGTCCGCACCTTCGGGTTTTAAACGGGTTTTTCAGCTGCTTTTCGGTGGCAGACATGCCAAGATGGATCGCCAAAGCAGGTTGATAGAAGCGCAGACACACGTTGATGTGCAAAAAATTCTACGGGGGGAGGTGCAGTATGATCCCTCCAGTAATGACTTTGTACATGTAGACTCATCAGTCGTAGCGAATTTCATTCGTCAAGAAATGTCGGACGAAGAGAGTAACAATCTTCTAAACTGCTCTATGCATGCAGCATTAACTCTCAACTCAGTCAGCCCAGATACTGATCGCGCTGATGGAGGTGACGAGGATATCTCCCGCGACTTCGTATTAAGATGGCGTAATGAGGCCAGGTTTATCTCTGAGGAAACAGCCCAGGCGATTTGGGGAAGGATACTTGCCGAAGAAACACAGCGGCCTGGCTCAATTAGCTCTCGCAGCTTAGATGTTGTAAAAAATCTATCAAAGGATGAAGCGCTCACATTCAAAAGAGCCTGTTGCTTTGTAGCATTCGACACACACTTGCTAGACAACACTAAAGGAGACCCTCTAAGCCCTGTCGATTTCACGACGCTACGTGACGCAGGTCTCATTGCGTCCTATAGTCAAGGAATTTACACAGGATCTCCTTGGCCAGAAAGCAACTTAGAAAATTCTGACAGCTCCACATCAGCAGTTTATTTCCTAAAAATTAATGGCCACTTTATATATACATTCAAAAGTGACCTGCCTTCGCCGAAAGCTCCATCCTTCACATACTGGGAATTAACAAAGGCAGCAAAAGAGCTGTATCAAATTATTAAAAAAGATATCGAATTTGATGCACCCCAGATTGCAAAAGCGATAAAGCAGGATGAATCTTTCAAAACCTATTACATGAAGTATGTAGACCAGCAGAATGATATAGTTGATCACCATAGTGTGCATGTACTCTAACCGTTACTTGATCAGAGCATTATAGGACGACTCGCACAGCTGTCCTGCTATTCGGGCTTGGTCATAAGCCTTCGCCAGCTCTCCCGCTCGAGTATCAGCCCGTGCGAGCAGGTCGGAGAGCACCATGGCGGCGCGGGTGGCTGCCTTGCCTCGGGCGACAGCGGCGGTATCCGTGCCGGGGCAACTGACGGTGGCGACGAGCTTGGCGCCTTCGTTGCGCAGCCGCTGGCCAGCAGCATCTGCGCCAGCAGCGTCAGCATCAGCCGCTTGGTGTTGTTCGTATGCATGGGCTCTCGCCTCCTCCTGCGCCTGGGCGCGTTGATGTTCTTGCTGACGAGCGCCACGCTCACCGATCACCTCGGCAAGACGGTCGCCGCCATCGCGCTGGGCCGAGGCTTGGTCGGCCTGCGCCTGCTCTACACTCCGACCGTGCTCGTAGGCGCCCCAGTGGCTAGCCACCAGGACCACGGCAGCCGCCAGGCCGACCCAGGGGCTCATGCCAGGGCCCGCCTGATCCCCTCGTCGATCAGCGCGGACGGATACGGGTTACCGCCGTTCTCATGCATGATGATGCCGACCACCAGCTCGCGCAGGATCTGCGGCCTAGAAATGTCGATGGAGTCACGCACGCCGACGCCCAGGCGCTTGGCGATGGCTTGCGCGTAGGCATTGGTGTCGTTCTCACTCGCCGGCGCCCAGCGGTTGATAAACTCCAGCGGGGTGTCGATACCAGGCCGGCCAACACCGGGCATCCCATCCTTGCCCCGGTAGTTGAGCAGCAACTTGCCCAAAGCGCGGATGCCGTTCTCTGGATGGTCAAAGCGCGCAAAGCGAGGCTTGGCCACGCCCACCTCAAGACCCAGCTGCCCCTGCCAGGCGTTGCGCGGGTTGTAATCGATGTTCCCTGGGTTATTGTTGCGGACACCGCGAGGTGTGGTCATAGGTTTTCTCCGGACGAAAAAAAGCCCGCGCTGGGCGGGCCGGATGTGCCTTATTTGTTGCACGAACGTCCAATCTGCATCATCCGTTACGCGAGACTGGGTATGAAAAATGGATTTTTAGCACTAGCGCTGTTCAGCTGGCTGCTTACTGGTTGCTCCCACTTCTCCAACAGCACCTACGGGAGCACCACCAACAAGCATGATATTGCGTGCGATGACACTCCTCCGAATCAACCGGGCTGCTACAACCGGCAGTATCAGGAAGGCATCCTCAACAAGCTGCTCGACTCGCTTTCTTGAATCACTGGTGGTCTCTGAGATCTACGTCCCTACCCGCCACTGCTAAGCGATACGATAGTGCAATCTATGGAAGGAATTTCTTATGAAACGTGTTGCTGCATTACTCATATTGACCGCGCTGGCGGGCTGCTCTCACTACAGCTCCAGCGACGACACCACGGAGGTAGGCTCGAAGGGATACACCGTTCGGTGTGATGCTTCGCCTGCTAACCAGCCAGGCTGCTATGAGCCACCTCCGTCTTTCAACTGGTGGCCAACCGATAAACTGAAGTTTCAAATCGGCAGGAAATGAGAGGCACCGCTACTCGCGCATGAGGCGCTTTGGAAAGTGACTCGACAGGCACAAATTGCCCACGCCGAGCGGGCTGTATGGTGAAGCGTGGGGCTCAGGCATCGGTGCTCTCGTCCGGTACCGGATCGGGCTTGGCTGGCTCGCTGCCAGTGATTACAACTTCGGCGGTGAACTCCTCGAGGAGCTCGGCTGTAACGAACCGGTGGCTGGGGAACTGGAGCAGGCCGGCTTGAATACGCTCCTTGGCCTGCTCCAGGGTGTTGAATCGGGTCTTGTTGTCAGGGTCGTAATCGTTGGTCAGGTTGATGGCTACGTAGGGCATGGTTTATCTCCAGGCAAAAAAATGCCCGCGCGTGGCGGGCTTGAGAGGTGGTTAACTGTCAGGTCTTGGGGTATTGCTGCTTTACTCGTCGGATCGTGGAATAGAACGGCTCGGCCTTGGGCATTGTTCCTTGGTCCATCGCGTGCCAAAGCATGTCCAGCTGTTCCTCGATCGCCGGGTAGTCAGTGGCCCGGGCTTTGGCATGGTCACTTTTGTGCTCGATTTTCAACGCTCAATACCTCGCTCTGGTAAGGCCATAGGTCGATCACGACCTCGTACTCGCCGGGCAGGCTGAAGCCCAACTCGATGTCGCTGCCGTCGGCGGTGTACTCCACGCCCTCAATGTTGAGCACCGCATTGGCGGGCACGCCTTTGAGGGTCATCCCAACCAGCTGCAGTGCCATCTTCGGTCGAGGCACGATCTTGCCCGCGCTGACGAACTGCTCGAGCTCGCTGGCCCGGGCGAACAGATAGGAGAATCCTGTTCGCTTCGCGTTGAGCTCCGCCTCGAGCCGGGACATGTAGCCCCGCATACGGATTTCTCCACGGTCGTTGTAGAGCACAACCTCCCCGACTTGGGGTGACTGAGTCATCGCATAATTCCTTGCACCATAAGGTTCTGATAGGAAAGCACCACGCCCACCGCCCCCAGGATCGAGAAATCGACCGTGTGCTGGCCTGCTCCCACGTACTGACCAGAGGCCAGGGTGATGGAGCTGTCCGACCAGTTCGCGACAGATTCAGCGATCATGTTTCCATCCAGGACCAGGCGGTACTGATAGAACTGGGTACCGTTCGAGAGGAACGTCGAGCAGTAGTTGATGTAGACCATGCCAGGCTGTGGCATGTAGAACGTGATGGTCAGCGGCGTCTGCCAACTTCCGTTGCAGTTGAAGCGAGGGGCATAGCCAGCGTACCGGGGGATGGTCACTGCCTCGTTACCGATCTTGAGCGTGTCCACCTGCAGGTTGCCGATCTTCGAGTTGGTGATGGCCGCGTCTTGGATCTGGGCGTTGGCGATCGCACCGTTGGCGATCTTGGCGGTGCCAATACTCGCGTTCCGGATGTAGGCGTCGGAGATGAACGTCTGCCCGCCCACCACAGAGAATGGCGACGAGAGCCCTCCCCCGTTTGCGTTGAGCAGCACGAACTGGTCTGAATAGACCACGAAGGCCGATTGCACCACCCCGTTTTGCTCGTTGATGCCGATGCCAAACCCGCCCCAATGGTGCACGCCCATTTGGTTGTTGATCTGCACACGCATGGTGTACTGGGCGTTGAGCATCCCTTTCATGTCGGACTGAGCTGTAGCGACCTGCTGAGCAGCAGCATTGGCGTTACCCGCCGTTGCCTGGGCCGTATCGACGCGCTTGGACAGAGCGCCATCGGCATCGGCCCGCGCTTGAACCTCACTCTGGACAGCCGCCGCCGCTTCATTGGCTTTCGCCTGGGCGGTGTTGATTCGAGTACTCAGGGCTGAGTCGGCACTGGCGCGAGCAGTCGTTTCATCCTGAATCGCTGAATTGGCGTTACCCACTGACGTGTACAGCCCGTCCGTGCGCTTGGCCTCTGACTCGATCTTGGCACCCTGCTGGGTGACCTTGGTATCCAGCGCCGATACCGCAAGCGCCTGGCCAGCAGCCTGACGCGTTGATGTGCCAGGCGTGAAGGCAGAGGGCGCCGTCGATTCGCCAATCTTCTCCTCGACCATGAAACCGTCGAACCAAGTAGCCCCGGAATTACCTGCTGACTGCGTGAACAGCACCACACAGGCAGGCCCAGCGAGCGCAGCAGGAGCCGTGAACACACCGCTGTACCGCGCCAGCTCCAGACCCACGTTCACGTTGACGAAGACCACCTCGCTTTCGCCGCCAGCGACGTTCTGAAAGCGCATGCGGACCGCCACGTTATGGACCGCGCTGCCTTTGGACCAAAACGAGACGATGTACTGGCGCCCCGTTACCAAGCGCAGGTTGTAGTCGGTGGGACTACTTGCCAGCCACGTCCAACCAGACCCTGAGTTCGACTCAACCTTGAGCAGCCTGCCGCTGTACGCCGCAGCGTCTGCCACTGCACTGAACACTAGGCCAGATTGGCTCCGGAAGACCGGTAGCGAATCAGTGAAAGTGGAGTACTCCGCCGGCATCAGGTTTGATCCTGACCCGCCGATAGCCTCGACCTGGCTGCCAATCCGCGTGATGCTCGAATTGGCAGCCGTCAAACCGCCCTCGGCCGCTGTCACACGACCGGTCAGAGACTGAAGCGCGCTGGTGCTGGCTTTGGACGGCAAACCGCTGGAGGTGCTGTTGACAGCGTTCTCCAGGTTGGTCGTCCGGCTGCTGACGCTCGACAGGTTCGAGCCCTGCTGCGAAACCGTTGATGACAGCCCAGTCACGGCGGAAGACAGGGCCGAGCTCTCGAAGCTGTTGACCTGGCCATTGTCCCGCCAACCTGTCGCCCGGACACCCTCCTCGATCTGATAGCGGTCGGCCTCAATGAAGCCGCTGTTGGCCGAACCCCCGCCATACACCACGACGGCTGCGTAAATCTTGGTCGTAGCGGCGCCGGGCGTAAAGGTTACCGTCAGCCTTACCCAGCCGTCTGTTGCATCGGTGCGAGCCGCTGCCCAGCTCTCGGTACCGGCACCTGCCTCATTGGTCCCATAGACCTGCGGCAAGATACGCAGCCCCGCCGTGCCGCGCATATAGACCGATGCCGTGTAGGTCTTGCCCGGCACTGGCTTGAACCGGAACTGCGACTTTACGTAGAACCGGGCCCAGGTGGTCGACGTCAGGCCGGTCACATCCAGTCGCTGAGCGGTGCCCGACGCCAGCGAGGACGGCACCAGACTCGGGACTCGAGTCGTACTGCCGGTGCCGTCATACCACCAGCCATCTGCCATTCCTGGCGTGCCCGGATCGACCCGTTCGAAAGATGGGTTGAAGACCAGGTTCTCCGCGCCCACATCGCCGATGCTGTTGTGCAGCTCGGTCAGCTGACCGGAAACACTGGTCACCCCGCTTTCGGCCCGCTCCACTCGCCCCGTCAGGGCTGTGTTAGCCAGGGCGTTTGCCTGGGCCTGATCAAAGCTGTTGCCCATGCTGAACGTGGACGGCGCCTTCTGCTCGTTGACCACTGCTTCGAACATGAATCGGTCGAAGTAGCTGACCCGGTTGGCCACCCCGGAGCGGTTACCCTGAATGGCCAGCTGCATCTGCGTGCCGGTGTAGGCTGAGTCTGTCAGGTCAATAACCCCTGCGTACCTCGCCCACGACGTGGTCAACGCGAAGGTGGGCGCATTCGACGTCTTGAAAGATGTTCCGTCCGCGAGCAACACGCGGGCGTAGGCCCCCACCATATGGCCAGCCGTCTCCGTCCTGGCATAGAAGGACACCAGGTATTTCCCTGGCTTGAAGTCCATGTTGCAACCAGGCGCATTGAAACCGGTGTTCAAACCGAAGGTGTGAGAGTCGACGGCGCGGCTATCAGCCCGCAATGCATAGCCTTTGAGGGCTTGAGGATCAGCCACCGTGGTGACGTTGACGCCACCGTTGGAATACATGGGCGGCAGGTCTTTGGTGAACGCACAGTACTCGGCCGGGACCAGGTTGACGCCACTGGCGCCCAAGTTGCTCAGGCTTGCACTGATGCCTGTCAAGGCCTGACCGTTAGCGGTGATCAAGGTGCCCTGCTGCGTCACAGCATTGTCTAGCGACCGGACCGTTGAAGCATCGGCTTTCTTGGCCACCTCCTGGTTGGTTGCATTTAGCGTGTTGATCAGTACGGTGATGGCTCCGGACTGCGAGCTCAGTCCCTGCTCCGTTCGCTCAACCCGCGCACCAATGGCCGACGTGGCCGTAGCGCCTGCGTCGATCTGCGCCTGCTCGGTAGCGTCCTCGATGTCGAAATAATCGACAATGACCTGCCCGCCCACGTCCGAGTAACCGGCGATGATCATGGGCGAGAACCACGCGGCACCTTCCTTGAGCCGCTTGGGGTCTGCCAGCGTCCCAGCACCGGCTGCCCCGCCCTCTGAGCCAGTGGTATGGCCCTTCACATACACCTCGGCGGTAGCCCATTCACCTTGGCCGAGCTTCCTGTTGCTCAGCAGAACGTAGTGAGAGGACCCGACTGAGCCCGTGCCCAGGGTGCTGACGCGGGTCTTGCCGTCTTCCGCGTAGCAATCAAGGCCAGCGTAGGTGCCGGGCGAGCCGGTACCCATGGCGACCTGTTGCACTCGAATGGTCAGCTTGTACAGACGCGTCGGGTCGAAGCGAATCTTGCGGGTCGAAGCGCCCCACCAGGTCCTGTTGCCGGCGCCGCCGTCCAAGATCAACGCCGCGCCCCGCGTGATGCCAGTGGGCGTACCGAACGATGCCGAGGAGCCTGCCCCCGAATTGGTCGACACCCATTGATCCTGAGCCATGTCCGAAAACACGCTCTGGTAAACCTTGGTCGGCGAGTTGTCCTGGCTGGCCAGCAGCTTGGTGTCTATCCGGGTCAGCGCCTGGCCCTGGGCGGTCTGGTTCTGCCCCTGGGTCTTCACCTCGTTGCTCAGGGCCTGGACCGTTGAGGCGTCGGCCTTCTTGCTCACGCTGTCGGTCAGCGAGGTAAGCGCCTGGCTTTGCGAACTGATGAGCTGATCTTGGGCCTTGTCCTTGTCCTCGGTCGCCGTCACGCGGCTTGTGACCTGCTGCAGCGCCTGCGAGCTGGCCTTGCCGTCGATGCTGGTCTGCATGCCGTCCATGCGGGTGGCTTGCGACGTGAGCTTGCCCTCGGCATCGCTGACGCGGGTGCTCAAGTTACTCACCACGCTCGCGTCGGCCTTCAACGCTACCTGGCTGAGCGCCGACTGGGCGGCTGCTGCTGCATCGGTGGCCACCTTGTCCGTTACCGCTACCCAAGCAGAACCGCTCCAGCGTTTCGGGGTGTTGGCATTGCCGGTGGTGTCGATCCACAGGTTCTGCGCCAAACGATCAGCGACAGCAGGCGCTGCCGATTGAACAATGACCTTGCCCTTCCCGCCCGCGAGCGTGGCCGCATCCTGAGCGGCCTGCTGGGCAGCCGAGACGTTGCCGTTGGTGGTGGTGAGGCTCGACTGCAGGCCCGAGATCTGCTGGGCCTGGGCCGAGGTGGCGCCCTCCAGGGTTTCAACCTTGGTTTCCACGGTCTGGACGCGCGCGGCCATACCGTTGGCCGTAACCACCGCCTGGCCAACGTCGGTCCAGTAGGTGGCGTTCGGCGGTGGCGTGTTCAGCGGTACCGCTTTCAGGGCCTGGTAGAGCTTGCCGTCACTGCCCAGGGCGCTCTGGCCAACGCTGTAAGCCTTGTCCTTGCGGTATGGCAGGGAGCCGGCAAGGGCCGAAACGTTCGCGATCTGCTGCTGCAGCTCGGTCTTGGCAGCCGAAACGTCCGCGCTGACGGCCGTGATCTGCTGCTCTAGGTTGCCCTTAACGGTGCCAAGGGCGTTGTTCACGTCGCTGATTTGCTTGGCCAGCTCAGTCTTGGCGGTGCCGATCCGCTCGTTCACAGAACCAGGACCGTTGCCGTCAATGAGCGTGATCTTTTCAATCTTGCTGGTGAGCTCCTTGCCCAGCTCGCTTTCGGTGATCTGGTCCTTGATCTGCTCCAGGATCGGGCTGGCATCGGCACTGGCCACGCCGGAAACCACCGTTGGCGCCACCGGGAAGAACGGTCCAACGTTGCCGGATCGATCCACCAGGCGCGCCCAGAAGAAGAAACGCTGCCCCGCGCGCAGGCCCTGCATGACGTGCTCGCTCTGCGGGTAGGCCAGGTCGGCAAGCTTGGTTGCCGCACCGAGGTCGGTGCCTTCGCTGTACCACAGCTCGGTACGTTCGGTGTCTTCGGCGCCGGCAGGGAGACCCCACCTGATTCCGATACCGAACAGCAAGCTCTCGGTAGTCAGGAACGTGACCGCCGGCGGCAAACCTTCCTTGCCGTTCAGCTGGGTCAGGTTGGAGCTTTTCCAGATCGACGTGATATCGAAGGCACTCACCGAGCGAACGCGGGCCAGGTATGCGCCAGCGTAGATGCCGACCACGTCCACAGACGCAGCACCGGTGCGCTGCAAGCGAATCCAGTTGCCATTGTCCTTGCGCCACTCGACATCGTAGGCAACGGCGCCTGCCACTGCCGGCCAGGCAATGGTCATAGTGCTGACCGCGATGCCCTGGTCGATCATGTGACCAGACGACAGCGATACGCTGGCCGGAGGCGCCACGGTGGTCACCGGAATGACGCTGATCGGACGCTCGTCCAGTTTCGCGCCGGTATCGATCGCAGCGAACTTGCTGGGATTGAACTCCAGCGCGGTGATTTCGTAGTTGCCCTCCTGGGTGCGGGTGGTCTTGAGCACCCGGAACAGCTGTACGGCCAGGTCGTCGTAATCGATCGCCCATTGCAACTCAGGCTCAGGCTGCAGGCTGTACTCAGTGGTAACGGTCACTGCTCGGCCCGCGACGGAATGCACGGTCCGCGCCTGGGCGGTGCCGTTGGGTAGGTTCACGATCAGGCGATCGCCGGCCTTGATCGGGGTGTCACGGTCCAGCGTCACGACGCGGCCAGCGGCGGAGGAAATGCGCCCGCCGTTTGGGCGGCCTGCTACCAACTCGTCCGCCACCGGGATGACGAACCCAGGCAGCGGGATACGGCCCTCCATGCCGGTCTTGAACGTAACGGTGCGGTCTTGGCTGTTGCTCAGCAGTGCCCATTTACCGCGGCGCTGGGCCTCGGACGCGCGGGTGCAACCAATGGCCGAGAGCTCGATTGGGCGGTCCCGGTACCGGCGCTGCAGCGCGTTGTCTGTCACCGGAATTACGTCGGTATCGTAGTTGTTGGCCGGATTGTCGTAGCTGACCAGGGCCCGGCTGTAGTGCGTGCTGCGCTCGGCCCCGCCATAAACGAACTCACCATCGATCACGTTCGACCTGGTGAAGACGTAGTCGATGTCCTGCGCACGCGGCATGTCCGCCTGCATGAACAGCGAACCTTGAGCCCAATACACCATGCCCCGATAGATCGCCGACAGGTCGCGCAGCAGCGTCCATGCCTCAGCACGGCCTTGCAGGTTGATGTCGCAGAGGAAGCGTGGCTCCTGGCCGCCCACACCGTCCGGCACAAGCTGGTCGCAGTACTGGGCGATGCGATACATCTCCCACTTGTCGACCATCCACGGCTTGATGCGCTTGCCCAGGCCGAAGCGGTCTTCCACGCACAGACCATAGGTCACGAAGGCAGGATTGTTGGTCCAGGCCAGCTTGAACGTGCCGTCCCACACACCGCTGTAGGCGCGGGTGATCGGGTCGTAGGTGCTTGGTACCGGCCAGCGCTTGGCCTTGCATTTCACAGTCACCGCCGGGATGTTCTGGAATTGCTGAGCATCGAACTCGATGTACAACAAGGCCGTGTTCGGGTACCGGATCTTCTGGTCGATGATCTCGGTGTAGCCCGCGATCATCATTGTGTCGGCGATGCGGTCGGACGTTGCGTTGGGCGTGATGCGGCGCACGCGGAAAGACCAGCCGGAAGTGGCCTTGGGCAGGTTCACCCGCTCGGAGCGCTGATAACCGGTGGTGGTCTTGCCATCCACGGCGCCGAGGAGGGACTCAACAAAAGCGCCACCGTCGGTGGCCACGTCGATTGCGTACTCGATACGGTAGCCGAACGTACCGTTCTCGTCCTGGCGCGCCAGGCGCGGCCAGGACATGCGCACGCGAATAGCCGAGAGCTGGGTGTTGCTCAGGGCGCGCGTGAACGGGTTGTCACTGCGCAGCTCAACGTTGACGGTGGTTTCGTTCTCGACCGATGGGATGCCCTGGATGTAACTCTGCTCAACGGAGCCTGGGCGCCACTCCCACTTCACACCTGGGAAGTTCACATTGCCGCTGGCGTCAGCGATCGGAGTATTGTCGAGGTAGATGTCCCGGTCGGTGGGCACCCCATCGAATTCGCCTTCGCCCACTGCCAGCAGGATCTTGGCGATGTTCGTCGAGCGCAAGCTGTCCGGCGACTCCACTGCCTGCTTTGGCTGGCTCTCGCCGCCTTTGGCGCCGACAATTTCCAGGTGATCTACTGGGCCCATGCTTTCCTCCGGGCGAAAAAAAACCGCCAACTGGCGGTCTGTTCATTCTTTTGGCGCTATGCCTTGTCCTGCGCCTCGATCGAGGCGGAGATGATCGCCCCACCCCAGCGTCGTTCGCCGATGCAGATCGGAACGGGGTTGCCGCTGGCTGTGGTGTTCTTGGCGCTACCGAAGGCGTACGACGGTAGATTTTCCGGCGCTGCGCTTTGGGATAGGCCCTTGGCCTGGGGGCTGAGCATTTGAACGACTCCACCGGCAACCATGGCAATACCAACCGGCATCAGCGGAGCGTAGAAGAACCCTGCAACGATCAGGACTATGCCAATAATCGTCTGCAGCACGCCGGCGCGCTTGCGCCCCTCGACAACAGGGACGATCCTGATTTCCTGTGCTCCGCTTCGATCAAATTCCTTTTCACCAACGTTTCTTCTATTGCGGAAGATGGCGAATCTCATGCCTAACCGGTCGAGTCTTTTGATCTCATCTTCGAACCCTGGGAGGGTTACCTTTAAAGCCTTAAACGCCTCCCATGTATTACCCGAATCCAGAATTTTTGGGTGGGATCTGCCAAATTTCTGCGCCAGCGAGCCTGACAGTTTGATGTTTACACGATGCTGGGCGAGTGCCGACATTTTTCCTCCAGACATGAAAAAGCCGCCCGGAGGCGGCTGTTTAAAAGGTAGTGGGCTTGACGCTCATACCTCCATCTCCGGAGGTGTAGATACGATACTTTTTGGTTTGGCCAGGCTTAATCGAAGCCTCTGTTTCAAGACGTTCTGCGTTCATACCGCAAAGTGCTTTGCCTTCCAGGGAGGCACCGACCATCCACTCCCCTGCCGGAACGTTGAAGTAAGCCTTTTCCTTGGGATTTAGCCGCGCAACAGGCTCGCCGTTGATGAACACTGTGGCATAGCAGCCACCCCCCGGAAATCCGCTGTCACGGATGACAATGATCTGCCCACCCCCGGTCACGCTGGACTGATATCCCGTAACCCGATCGCTTGGCGCCTGCTTAGCTTGGCTCAGTGGAACGGGTGAGGTGGCACACCCCGCCAAGAACGCCAGCCCCAGTGCACCGATCAATATTCGCATGTGGTCCCTCCTTGTTGGTCGGGGGAATCTACCACAGCGCAGCCTGGGCCAGTGCAGATGCAAAAAACCCAACTCGGACTGGGCTCGAGTTACCAGGGTCGCAGACGTTTGTCAGTACGATAACGATTGTTATCGCCCTCCAGTACTTCCGGATGCAAATGAAGATAGTCCCATGCGAGGTCCGTTATGTTGTGGGCAAATCCTTCAATCAAATCCCCCATCGACGCAGCCCGGTAGATTATTCCTTTGGAAACCAGCCCCTGCACAACGCCGTCGTCCACCTTGAGCACGTTAGTGCGTGTGCCCAAGGCTAAGTAGTAGCGGAGAATCTCTTTCTCGCCTTCCGTGAGAGACTGAAGCCTGCGAATAGTACGAGCGCAACTTCTTCGCCGGTGGATCCATCGCTTTAAGGCGTTACAACCTGAGGCAACTATAAATACAGTCCAGAGCATTGTACTGATAAGCAGCACCAGCCCTAGCCACTGCTTATTTTGGACAACGAAGTTTTCCAGCCCTAGTCGTTCCAACCAATCGGGCGGCATGAAAATTAGGCCAGCTGCAGTTATACCGAATGCCACAAAGTAACGAGGAGCCAATTTCAACAGCTCAAGGAAGAACTTCAGAAAATCAGCAAGCATAATTAGCAGTCGCTCTAAGTTAGGCAGGCTCAGGCATGACCCACCGATCTATTGATCTACTGATGTGATCTGTCTGCGTTACGATAGCACGGACTCAAGGCTGAATGCCTGCCGCGATATGCCTAACCTGTCCACCCATCCACCCTGGACGCATCCCCAGTAACCGCCCGGCATCCTGCCGTAGTAGCGTTGTGCCTCCCAACGAACCGCCCCGGTCCGTTGCCGGAGAGCCCATGGACTGGGACATTTAGCGAGGAGGTTCCAATGAGCAAAGAGCCAAGACTACCGGAAGGGGCTCCTATTCATTTTTTGCAGCCTGGGGAAAGAATGACGAACCTCCCGGTGAGCGAACCAACTGTTCCGGTAATCAGGATGGTGATACAGCCAGCGATACCCTCATCACCATCACAAGAGGTACCTGGCTCAGGCAGGTTCGAAATCACCGCACTGATTGATACCGGCGCGGCTGGCGTGTACATCGATGAAGACTTCGCAAAACAGCATGGTTTTCTAAGCGTACGAACAATGACTGTTCACTCGGCCGCAGCTACAACGATCGAGCCAGTCTATCCAGCACTTTTCGAACTTCCGGAGTCATCGTCTCACTACAAGCAGTCTGCCGAGTTTACGTCCGTTCCTCTGCGGAGACATGGACGGGAATATCATGCCATTCTCGGCATGCAGTTCCTGAGCAATGGCATTCTTTTCATGGATTTCGACTCAAACACTTATCGGTTTGAATTCACCACAAAGCCCAACAAATAGCAGCTCACTGGTGTCCCATGGGCCGTCCTGCTTCAAGGGAATGACTTGTCGTTCAGCCCAGTTGCAGGGCGCTGGAGGTTTCACGCAACCGGCTTCGGCCTTCGGATAGATCCTCGTTTCAAGGCTGCTCACTGCAACAGCATCTGTCTTATGTTTGGTCATGTTCGCCCCCGCCACTGCGGTCCTGCCGCTTTATTTCGCGCCCCGATGACGCAACACAAGACGCGTCCGCTCCAGCCAGGGCCCGCCGAAAACGATGATTTCCGATGGTCGCCCCAGAAGGTGATGCAGCATGAATGGACCCGGCCCAAACACATGGCTGTCCTCGCCTGGCAGCTGGGAGTCAGTGCCAAGGTAGATGCCCGCATGATTTGGATGGGCAGTACGCCCCACCGCCATGACGATCAAGTCACCACGCTGCGGCTCGCTCACCTGGTGGAAGCCGACAGCCTCATAGGCCTGCTCGTATAGGCTCGGTCCGTCGGCGTTCTCCCACCAGCCCTCCTCTCGATCGTAGGCGGGAAATTTCAACCCCCATTCCCGGTGGTACCAATCGGCGCAGGCCTGCCAGCAGTCCCATGCCCCGTGCACAAACGGGCGACCTAGCAGCGGCGTGGATCCGGTGGGCGTGATCGTGCGCAGGTCGCCCTCTGGCCAGGACAAGATGTACCAGGGCAGGCCCGTGGCCTCGCACATGGCCAGGTCGCGCGGTGACGGCCTGCTGGTGGCGTCGGGATGCGAGTGAATAATTCCAATCACCTCGCCCAGGTCTTCCGCCTTGGCGTACTGCTCGGGTGCAATCCGGAATTCCTCAGTCGGGTCGTTGGATGCGTTGGTGCACGGGTGATAGACCTGCCTGCGGCCAACTTGCAGCAGCAGGCCGCAGCACTCTCGCGGGTAATCAGCCGCTGCGTGCGCTTGCACGGCGGCGAGGATGTGTTTGCGCATGGTCAACTCCGGGCGATCAGCGAGACGGCAGGAAAGCCGCCGAAGGGAAGCTCATTGCCCTGGCCATGCCGGACGGTACAGCCGGTATCCAAACAGCCATTGCACTGGTCTTTGGCCGGATCGCCCGTAGGGTTTCCGTCCATGTCGTAGTAGGGCCCGGTGTAGCCACAGTTTGGTCCCCGGTACCCCGCCGTCATCGCCCAATGACATAGCTGCGTCATCTGCCGGCCAATCGTCTCACCACCCACATCGCCCGGGCTTGCAAGCTCCCAGGCTACAGTCGTGCCGCTCTCGGACACCTTCTGATCGATATACCAGACTTCGATCGCTTCCTCTGCCGGATCTGCCGAGGGGTTGCCGCCGGGGAAATTCACAGCGTCCAAGTACTCGGCGAAGGTGTGCCGCATGGTCAGCTTAAACTCGAGCAGGTTGTCGAAGGCCAAGCACAGCGCGGTAATCCGGCCATTGACGTTACCCGCACTGAACGTAGGCCGCACCGCGGTACCATCAGAGTTCGCTTCGATCCCTTCGATTTGAACTGGCCAGGCGCTGTACTCGTTGCCCTGCCACCAGATGGACTTGGCCTGCAGCTGGTCGGCATTGGCGCCGGCTGCTCGCAGCTCTTCGGGGGTATGAGGAATCGCATGGCCATGGAAGCGCAGGGTGTCGGCGCCGAAGTCCGAACCGTCGAGTTCGAACAGCAGTATCTCAGCCCCAGGCTCCAGCTTCTGTAGTTGGGTGATCAGGCTCATGGATGAAATGCTCTTTCGAAGGTGGCAGTGAGTACGGTGATGCCGCCGGGCTTACGCACCTGCCGAAACTTCTCGCAGCGGTACAGGCCCAGCACTTCTTCCGGATTGGTCCACAAAAACGACTTGGCGCCCCGGTGGCGGCGGATGAATGCAAGGATCGGAGCGATCTCCGAGGCAAGCCCGCCGAATGTCAGATCCCAGCTGTCCGTTTCGCCGTTGAGCCCATCGCTTGTTACCTGGGCGTAGTTGTCGCCGAACTGGGACTTCCTGGTCCGAAGCTCACTATCTCCGCTTGCCTCGTCATCGGGCACCCATGTGAACGTCTCGATAGCCATCAGCGCCTCCCGGTCGTGTTTCGGTGGCTGACGCCGCCAGGTCGCCAGGATGAGGCGATAGCTCGTTCGGCCACCCCCTGCATCTGCCGCTCCATGTTTTGCTGGAATGCTGCGGGGTCCAACTCCATACCCTCAGAGCTCCGGTCTTCCAAGGCGACTGCCACCGGTACGCTGACCTGCACGATCGTCGAGCCACCGTCCCCGCCCATCATTTGCACGCCCAACGACCCATCAGCCCCTCGGGCCAGCGGCATGATGGCTTCGGGACCGGCCTCCCCAGCGACACCCAGTCCCCCGCCTGCCATGGCGAAACCGGTCGGCCTGGTCAACACGCTGTTGGTAGCGAAGGCGCCGCCTTTAGCAAACATCTGCACGCCGCCATCCCAGGCGCCGCCCTGAGCCTGGAAATAAGCGCTCGAGTAACCGGCCTGAGAAGCGCCAAGATTGGATGAAACAGCGCCAGCAGAACCTGGCGTCATGCCGTTTCCGCCTCCACCGCCGAAGTAGTTTGTCGCAGCTGTCACGCCCCAGCTCACTACAGTGCTGAGCAACGAGCTTGCGGCCTGCTGGCTGGCAATCCTGGCCATGTCAGCAATCACGCTGGTGGCAAAGTCCTTGAAGTTGGCCTTGCCCGTGACGGCGAAGTCTGCCAAGGCATCCCTGGCCGTGTTGAAACCAGTGGTCAACATTTCATCGGTAGCGCCGGCCACATTCGCAGCATCAGCCCGGATGTTGGCCCAGGCCCGCTTGGCTCCGTTTCGATAATCTTGCTGGGCCACCAGCCTGGCGTCGTAGCCATCAACTTCCATCTGCAGCTCGCGGGCCTGGAAATCCTCCAGATCCGCTAGACGCTGCTGATACGCGTCCTGGCTCAATCGCCGGGACACATCCTCCTGCTGTTCCTCCAGCTGCCGGCGGGCCTCGGCGTACTTCTGCCGCACGCTATTGAGGCGCTCAGCCTGGTCGCGCTCGTCATCGCCCATTCCGATACCGGATACATCGGCATTGATAGCGTCCTGGCGCGTCTGCAGGACTACCTCCATGGCCTTTCGGTAGGCTTCGGCGCTGTTTCGCCGCGCCTCCGCCAACTTCCTTTCCTCCTCGGCGCGCTTCTGGATGGCCGGGGCAGCATAGGCCGCGTTCAGATTTTTTATGCCCAGCACCATCTCAGCCGCTGTGATCTTGCCGCCCGCCTGTGCCTTGCGCAGACCGTCGATGCCTTCCTTGAGGTCTTCCAGACGTTTGCGCTCAGGCAGAGCACGGTCAATGATCGCATCGAGGGCCTTGATTTCGTCCTTGAGGGACTTGGTTCGGTCCTTGCTCCCCTGAGTCGCGTCTTTATTTTTCTTCTTCAGCGACTCAATCGCGCTCGCAGCGGACAGAATCGCTTGGCGGTCTGTTTCAGTGAGGTCAGCGTTTTCGGCAATGTGTCGGTTGGCTATCTTGATTGCGTCGCCGTTGTCCTGGAGGCCTGCGAGCTGCTTCTGTAAGGTGGCCAGGTAGGTCTCGCCGGCGGAGCTCATACCGGCTTTAGCAGCATTGTTCGCCTGGGTCGAGGCTGTATTGCGATCGGTTTCGCCAGTCAGCTCTGCCAACTTGGAGCGCAGGTTCATCAACTCGGCGCTGAGATCCGAGGCCTTGATCTGACCCGTCTCGATGGCTTGGGCCATCGCTTCGGTGACACCAGGAATGCCCCGCACCTCATCGGCTACGGCCTTCCAATCCACCACGGCGCCGGTTGCGGCTTGATTGGCGGCATCGCGGACTAAGTCGAGCGCTCTTTGCGCTTCCTTGGGCATCGGAGCCAGGCCGGCAATGAAGCCATCTACACCCGCGGCTCCAAGTCCGCGCAGATCATTCTCGAACTTGTCAGCAATGGCCCCGGCAGTCTGCCCGAGCTGGCTCTGCAGGTCGTCGAGCTTGCCCTGTAGCTCCCTGAGTGCCACCGCCTGGGTGGCGCTGTTCAACTTCCCGAAACGCTCCACCACCTTGTCGAGCGGGTCGGCCAGATCGCCCAGTTTTTTCTCCAGGCCATCGGAGTTCTCGCTCAGCAGCAGGAAGCTGGCCGCTGCGGTACCAGCGAGCAGCGCCAGCCCCATCGGCCCGCCCAACGCCGTCAGTAGGCCGCCCGTGGCAGCGCGGGTCAGGTTTGCCTGCGCAATGGCCAATGCCTCGGTCGATGCTGTGAGCGCCGCTTGCTTGGGCAGCAGCTGCGTCTGAACCAATGACAGACGCTGCAGGCCAGTAGCGGCGGCGACAGACGCCTCCGCCTGCTGCAGTTGTGCCTGCGCGTAGATACGCTGGGCCTCGGCACCGCGAATCGCAGCCCGGGCGTTGTCGACTTCGGCAATTCGCTGGGCCAGCGCAGCTTTTACTGCCATCCCGGCCTTGGCCACGTAAAGGGTTAGCGCTGCGGCACCGGCGCCACCCATTGCGACCGCTACTAGATCGACGTTGTCGGCCAGGGCCAGCAGCACCTTGGACAGGCCGCCCACCGCCCCGGTGCGGTCTTCCATGTTGCCCAGGAAGGTGCCGATGGCATTGCTAATGTTGACCAGGGCGTCCTGCACGCTGGTGGACATCTCGGCAGCTGCTTTACGGTTAGCATCCACCGTGCTTAGCAGGCCGGTGTTGAGGTCCTCGAGCGCGAGCTTGCCTTCCACACCCAGTTTGCGAATAGCCTCAGCGCTCTTGCCGGTGCCGCTGGCGATGGCCTGCACGATGGTGGGCATTGCGCTCTGGATGGAAACCCATCCATCGGCGTCAATCTTGCCGGTCTGCAGAGCCTTCGAATAGGCTTCCAGGGCCGATGCCGCTTTGTCAGCGGTCGCGGCGTTGGTCACCAGCTGGAAGCTGAAACTGTCGGTGATATCGAGCGTCTGCTGGGTGTTGAAGCCCAGGCTGCGCATCACGTCTGCCGTGCGGATGTACAGCTCCTGCGCCTCTGCTAGTGGGCGGTACGTCTCCTGCGCAGTGCGCAGCAGGTGATCCTGCACCACTTGGTATTCGGCGGCGCTGCCAGCGGCGGCCTTCATCCGGTCAGACATCTGCCCGTAGGCATCCACCTGCTTGATGATCCCGCCGATCAGCCCCGCGCCTGCCACGGCTGCAAAGGCGCCGCGCATCAATACACCCGCTGACTGCGCTGCCGCGCCCGCCCTATCGAACGCGGAATCGACGGTGGCCAGATTACGGTCGATCGCTTGCGTGCTGCGCGCCACCAGTTGATCAGCGTTTGCCAGCTCGCGGCGCAGCTGGGCCGTGGTGGCTTCGATCTGGACCAGCATGCCCTGGACTTGTTGATCGGCCATTCGTTTCTCCAAGCACAAAAACCGCCCGTAGGCGGTGACTTATTCCGGCTGCCGACCTCGGAAGAAGGCCTTCAGCTTGTCAGCGACGCTGCCAGGCTTGCGCACTACGGCCGCTTGACCAGATGCATTGCCTTGGGCCTGGCCGCGGCCGGTCCATTCGATCCGCGCATCCAGCGCTAACATCAGCTGCGGTATAGGGGTATGCCAAGCCGTGTCAGGCGGCCAGCCAAGCCAGCCAGTGGCCACGCCGAACAGATAATCGACGTAGCTACCGTCCTTCACGGCGCTGTGCTGTCCGCCTCGTCCTTTCCCCGGGCGACCACGCTCGGCGGTACCGGGTTAAGCAGCACGGTGATGAAGTCGATCAGCTGGGTAGAGACTTTGGCGACACCGGTCTGGAAGACCTCGGTGGCCACCTGGGCGTGCTTGTCAGCACCCAGGCCTGCGCCAGCGACGATGATGTCGGCGCTGGACGAAATGCTCATCAGCCGCATCGACTCAAGCGCGCCGCGCAGGCCACCAAATCGCGCCTCGATCAGCAGTGCCGCTTCAAGCGTTGGCCGCAGGGTGTAAGTCCGCGCACCGACCACCAGCGTGATGGTGCCGTACAAAGCTTCGCTCATGAATTTTCCTCACGAATTGACGGGGCCGCAGCCCCATCGATTAGGCGGTAGCTGGACCGGCCGCGATCTCGAGGATGTCGGTGTTGATGCCCAGCGTGACGTTACGCCGTACGACGTTGTCAGCGGAACCAGCCGCCACCTTGTTGTTCATCACCCGCGCCCCGAAGTAGAACGTGGTCGGCAAGATGGGAGGGGTTGCTCCTGGATCGCCATCGTTGAGGGTGACCTTGATGTTGTAGTTACCCTTGGCGCGGTCCTTGTGAGCCACGGCCACGGCTTTCTGGCCCACATCGCCGTTATCCAGACCGACAACCATCGTCATGTCACCGGCATCGGCTGTGCCCTTGTATTTGCGCACCCGCCCGTTGTCCAGGGAGGTGAAGTTGACGGGGCTGAAAGTGTCGCCGAACTCACCGAGGTCTTCGATCTCACCCACCCGGACGTAGGTGTCAGCCTTGTATTTGGTTTCAGTATCGGCGCCGGTCTTGCCGCCGATGTAGAGGCGGCAGCCGGCGGCTGTATTCAGGTTGTCTTCGGCCATGGGAAGTCCTCCAAAGGCACATTGGATAAAGCCGCGGTACGGCTGGTAGGTGGATCAGTGGGTGGTGATGATGCGGACGGTGATTGAGCCCTGGTAGGTAACCCCGTCAGCGTCACGCTGGGCGTCCGACTGGATAACGCGCACAGAGACTGCCCTGCCGACGCTCAGCGGCAGCGGGCGCTCGTCCAGGGCGGCAATGACCTCCCCGTTGATGCGCTTCACCTCTGCCTGGCCAACCGTGTCAGACCAGACCGACAGGTACACCAGGCGCTGCTCGCGTTTACGGCCCGAGATCGGGCTGACGTTGACTGAGACCTCGCGGTCGATAGACACATAGGGCATGTCGGCGTCCATGGGGGCACCGTCATAGACCGGGCAGCTCACCTCGGCCTGCAGCCTGGCAAAAATGGCCTCTTGCAGAGATATCGAGGGATCAGCCATTGCCCACCCCCTGGCTTGCCTTGCGCAGCGTGCGGCGCACGGCCGTCTCGATGTCAGCCATTACGTACTCGCGGTTCACGTCGATGGAGGGCCGAAGCCACGGATGCGCCGGCCTGGCCGGAATGTCCGGGTACTTCCCGAAGAAATGCGTACCGTCGCTCTTGTTGGTCGCACGCCGGTTGCGGTTCCCGGCTCGTTTGCCGCCGATGTAGCCCTTGGTGCCGTATTCGATGAAGCGCAGGTAGAAGAACTTGCGGTTGTCGCGCTTGCCCCTGATCCCGATCTGCGCATCAAGGCCGCTGGGCGCGACGTAGATCTTCAGCGCGGCGGCGGCAGCGCCCGTATCCTTGGGCATCAGCTGTTGCTGCGTGGCCAGCACCCGCTCGGCAGCATGGCGCATGGCCGGGGCCAGTTCATTGTCCATGGTCTTGTGGATGTTGCGCAGCGTTCGCCGTAGGCGGATATCGCCGCGCATCTTTGAGCGGCGGGCCATGGCCTACTCCTTGGCCTGGGCCTTGGCTGTTTTTTCCTGGGCCGCATCTTCCTTGACCTCGATCGCGTAGCCGCGGGCGATCAGGCCTTCGCCATATTCCTTCTTCACTTCGAAGATATCGCCCTTTTCGCGCTCGCCGGATGCACCGGTCAGCGGGCCCAATGCTTGAATTTTCATGGTTCACCTCATGGATTCGGTACCGATGAGCAAAGAAGTCTCATCAGCGTGTTTTCGTTGTCTGGCAATACAGCCTCGACCTGATACGTGACGCCGCGGCGGGTGAGCCTTACGCCTGCCACCATGTCAGCTCGAGGCCTGCTGATGATCTCGGCGGTAACTACCGCTTTGAGCTTTTCAGCTACAGCGATGATCCGGCCAGAGGGTGTACGCACTTCACCCCACATCTGTGGACGAGCTGCAGGGAGCCAGGTGACGACAGCCCCACCAGACTTGGTGCGCTCCTCGTGACGGAAATTGACTTCGAATAAATGACGAAGCGGCCCGGCCCTCATATGCCCCACCCCACCCGATACGGGGTCAGCAAGGCCTGCGAGCCTCGAGGCAGGTCAGTCGCGATTGTCCCCGTCACCACGTCCTCTCGATTGGCGTAGAGGTGCCCCAGGATCAGAAGGCACGCCGACTTGAACGATGCGTTGCAGAGCATAGGCTTCTCCCCGGCTAGGCCTGCCAGTATCGCCTCTGCCATTGATTGCGCATCGACGTAAACCTGGCGGTTGAGGTAGTCCATTGCCGAGAGCTCGGCCGAGTCGATCAGCAGCTGCAGATAATCGTCGTCATCGTCTGGATCACGAAGGTGGGCCCGGGCCTGCGCCATGCTGATCAATGACATGGCTCACTCCTCCAGCGGAGTGCGCGATACCAGATTCCGCCGCTCGAGGTCCTCGGCGTGAAGCCGCGGTACCAGGTAGCTTGGACCGCCGCGCCGGCGCAGCTCGCCCTCATCCATGAACGAGCGTAGCGGGTAGACCTTGACCTGAGCCGTGTTCACCTCTCCCGGCGCGCTGGAGGTGAGTCCTTCCAGCCCCGCCATGTCGGCGGCAGCATGCAGCACGTCGCCAGCCTGGCCCGGTTGGTTCGGCGAAACGCCGGTACCTGGAGCACCCTCGGCCGAAGTGCCCACCGGCGGCAGCTCTACCGGCAGTTCGGCCGCTGGGCCACTCGCTTCTTGCACGGTGTTGGCGACTGGCTCAGCGCCGGGTACGGTGACCGCCACGCCACCTGCGGCCGCATCTGCACCGCTTGTATCGCTCCCGCTGGGCACCGAATTCGTTGCCCGGTCAGCGGGTGCTGTTGCAGCCTGCTCCGGTACTGGGGTTGGCTTGTCCTGCTTCTTGGTATTAGCCATGAGATCGCTCCTGTACGGCGCCATTACTGGCGCCTTTGAAGTGGAGGGCTTACGAACCGTTGCCGGTCAGCGGACCAGTAACGAAAGCTTCGTCACGGTAGATGGCGAAGGCCAGGCGCTCTTCAGCTCGGATGGTCGCCATGTTGTTCTCGAAGTCCTTGTCGTTCTCGGTCGAGATCAGCACTTCGATTTCCATGCGGTCGAAGATCTGTGCGCCCAGCTTGAACGCGCCTACGAGGAAGTCGTCCTGGGTCATGGCCTGAGTGGACACCACAGGTCGGTTCCAGAGTTTGGCGTTGGTGCCCTCCTGTGGCTGCCCGATGATGTACCGGCCCTCGCCGTCCTTGGTGAGCTCAATCGCTGCCCAGTCGATCGGGTTGAGCACAATGCCGTCGGATGGGAACTCGGCCAACTCGGCCTGAAGCAGAGCCAGGCGAAGACGGTCAATGCGTTGTTCGCCGACGACAGCGACGCCGGCAGGTGCCGCGTACAGCTGGGCAACGGTCATGAGGCCCTGCAGATTGGCGCCGGTGCCGTTTCCGTAGAGCAGTTGAGCCTCTTCCGCCATGGTCAAGCCATAGCGAGCACGGCCATCGATGTAGCTCTGCAGGGCCTTGGCGTCGTCGAGCATCTGCCGACTAGCTTTGAAAAGGTGGGCGATGGTGCGTACGTTTGCCGTAGCCAGGGCAAAGGTCAGGTCGGAGTATGGCTTGGCAGTGGTCTCCGCGACGGTACGAGCGTTGTTGGTGAAGCCCGTCTCGCGGATGTACTCAATCGAGTTCGATTCGGTGGTGCCAGGCGCTACCAGATCGCGAATGGTCAGGCGGCGTTGCGGCGGAGCGATGATCCCAGGCAGGCGCTGAGTCTGCACCAGGTCACCGCCGGTTGCAGTGGTGATAGCTGACCGCGGCACCGAGACGCGACGCGAACCGCGGAAGGACGAGTTCATGTCCTTCATCTCTTCGCTTTCGATCACAAGCGCACCTACCGACTTCTGCGGCTCCTCCTGGTGATGGCGATCACGATTGGCGTTTACGAGCTTCTGCTCAGCCTCGCCCAGGCGGGCCTGCAGCTCGCCCTGCTTCACCAGCAGCTCATCTACCTTCGCCTTTGTTTCTTCGCTCATCGCACCAGAAGCTTTGAGCTGCTTCTCGGTGGCCTCGGCCTGACTTTTGATTTGATCGCCAATGCCCTTCAGGCTGGCGTTGAGTTCCTTGACTTGGGCTTCAAAGTCCATGGTCACTTTCCTTTCAGAGAATTGAGAATGTTGGTTGCCGCGCTCAGAGAGGCGGAGAGGTCTGGCGCGACAGCGCTGGGCTTATCGGTCGGGGCAGCGTTATGCGTACCCCCGCCGGCAGCGCGAGGCATACCGGACTTGAAATTGGCGAATAGTTCGCGGCGCTCAGAGCGGGGCATGCCGGCCTTGGCCAAGGCGATGTCCATTGCCTTGAGCGCATTGCTCTGCGTCGACTCTTCAGTCTCGCGCTCGGTGATCTCGGTTGACGACAAGACGCTGGTGGCCAGGCCGAGCTCCACCGCGCGCTTACCACGGATGAAGGTCTCGTCGTCCATCAGTTCAGCCATGTCATCAACAGCCTGGCCGCTGGTTTCTGCATATAGGTCGGCCATCGCGGTATCGAACTCCTGCATGTCATCAGCTACGTCGCGCAGGTAATGACGGTTGCCCGCGAGGAACGTCCAGCAGTTGTGAATCATCAGGAAGGCGCTGCTCGCCACCTGGCGGTCACTGCCGGCCAAGTAGATGATCGATGCAGCGCTGGCAGCCATACCAAGCACCTTGGTGGTGACTTTGTGGCTGTGCTCCTTAAGTCGGTTGTAAATGGCAATGCCTTCAAACATGTCGCCGCCAGGCGAGTTGATGTAAACCGTCACATCCTTTTCACCGATAGCGCGAAGCGCAGCATCGATTCGCTTGAGGGTCACACCCTCGCCGTACCAGTCCTCACCAATAACGCCGTACACGGTGATTGTGTCGGAGGTATTCTCCACGGCCGCCTGGATCGCCGGGTTCCATTTGTCGAGCGCACGCGGGCTCATCTCGCTGCGCAGGCCGCGAGACTGGATCTTGTGTTTCATGGATTACTCCCGAGATTTACTTTTCCGGCTGCTGAAGCCAGTTCATCAGTGCGGCCCTTGCGGCCTGACCATCGTCTTGCTTACCTAGCTGATCCAGTGGCACCAGGTTCGACTGAACCGTCAGAACGTCCCCGCCAGGCATGTGCGGCATGTTGTCTTTGCGCCGCCCTTCGTTACGGGTGATGAAACCGTTCTGGGCCATCTTGCTCAAGTACTCCGCGCGCCCTGAGCTGTCGGCCCGCAAGAACGCCTCGAGCGAGAATTCCGAATAGAAGTTGATCCGGTCTACCGCCGTCATGCACCACTTGTTCACGCATTGCTCGATCGGCGCCGTGAAGGACATGATGCAGTAGGTGAGAAAGGCGATTTGCTGTTGCTCCAGGCCCGTCCCCCAGTTACTGCCCTTGTCGGTTTTCATCACCATCCAGGGTGGAACACCGAACCACCGGCATATTTCTTCGATGCTGTGTCCCCGCGACTCCAGAAGCTGCGCGTCGGCGGGGTTGATGCCGATCATCTCCGGCTTCACACCTTGTTCAAGCACAGGGCTCTTGCCAGCATTCAGTGCCCCAGAAATGGTTTTTACGTACTCTCGAAACTCAACGCGCTGGGCCGGGTTCAGCGTCTTGTCTACCGAGAACGCGACTGTTGGCATCATGCCGTTGCGGAACGTGCTGTTAGCCGCGTCGTCTGCCGACATAGCCGACCCGAACACGTCCGCGCCGTAGCGTATGGCGGATAGACCAACCCGGCCGTCAAGGGTAAACGCGGGGATGTGCAGCATGTTCTGCCGCTCAATCTCCCGGCGCGCACCCTTTCGCGGCCTGAAGAAGTACCTCAGCCTACCGTCATCATCGAATTCAAGATCGACTCGGGACGGCATGAGGAAATCCAGCGCGATGACACGGCCCGCAGAGCGATGTATCTCGCAGTAGGCATTTCCCCACAAAAGCATCGAGGCAACGACCGCCTGCCAGAAATGGAAAGCGGCCATATCCTCGTTGGGGCTGGTGTGCACAACGTCGTACAGCGGGAAGTCCCGAGCACTCTCGCGACTGCCATCTGGCATACGCCGGTAGATGCTCAAAGGCAAGCCTGCTACCGACGTGGAGATTATGCGAACGCAGGCCCATACCGTAGAAAGGCGCATTGCCCTGTCCACACTGACTGACTTGCCACTGCTGGACTGAGCGCCGGAGAAAGCGCTCCAGAAACCACCATCCGACAGCTTGATGGTCCTGCCCAGCCATTCGCCCACACTAGCTGAAGGTTTGGTGGCTGCAGCACCCAATGCCTGGGATAGGGTTTTAATCACTGGTCAGCCCTCGACGAAGAAATCCGGCGATGCAGAAGAAGCTCACCGACCCCGCCAGCAGGGCCCAGCCAGTGCCGGCCAGAACCCACACGCCGGCACATGCCAGGCAGAAAGCCACCAGAGCGCAGGCTATGAAAAAATGAAGTGCGTTCATGCGATCAGTGGGTCCCGAATGCCGGCCATGAAATTGTCCATGCCGCCTTGGCCCTCGGGATTGAGGGCCATCAGCGTCACGGCGTTGAATAGCGCCATCAGCGGGTCGATCTTGGCCGAGCCGCTGGCCTGCTTAGTAATGAGGATCGAGTTGCCACGGGGCTCGACTTTGGCGTTACCGCAGCACCAGGCCATCATCGGCTGGCCCCCGTGTAGCAGCGTGCCCTCGGCCAGCTTGCGCTCGGCAGTCTTGATGGCTCCGCCCAGGCGCCAGCCTTGAGAAATGCCATCAATCTTTTCGCGTGGGATCCCTGCAGCCTCCAGTGCATCGAGAATCGCGCCGACGCCGGCCGGGTCCAGCCCCACCTTGTCGAGCAGGCCGGCTTGCTCAACCTGGGCCACCAACTGCGCCACCGCCTCAATATCGTCACCGATGCGTTCAACCAAGGTCAGGTGTCCATCCTTGGCGAAGTCGCGGATGCGCGGCGCTTCGGCTTTACGCCTCTCCAGTACTGATGGATGGGCCCAGGCATGGGTCCAGGTCAGCCAGCGCCGTGTGCCCTGCTCTCGGCCGAGTGCTGCAAAGCCAAGCAGGTCATCCAGCCCCCCGCCGTCGACACCGATGTCGATCACTTCGCAGCGGTCGATCAGGTCTTCCAACGTGCGGCATAGCTCGGAGGTCTGTATCTCCCAAAAATCAGCACCCGCCCAGCGATCCGAAAGCAACGCCAAGCCGATCTCAACGTTCAGGTGCTTGGCCAGGAAGCCGCGGAACGACTCTTCGCCGTCCAGCTGCGCCTGGGCGTACCCACGCTCGATGAAGGGTTCGTCAACCGACAGCCCCAAATTCGGGTTGGTGATGTACGCGTTGGAGAAGTCCCGGTGTTCGCCGGCGTCTAGCATCGCCTTGGGAAATTCATACAGCACCGGCAAGAACGACTTATCGACGATCTCGCCGTCGCGCACCTTGCGGGCGTACATCAGCTTCTGCCGGAACACGCCGGCCGGCGGGGCATCCGACTGGGTGGTGGCCCAGATGATGAATCCCTCCGGCCGGGATGCAAGGCCACCGGTGGCCTCGCGCAGCATCGCCTCAGCATTGGCGCGCTTGCCGAACACCCACAGCTCGTCGATGAACACGCCGATGGCCTTTTTGCCCGACACTGTCTCGCTGTCTGCTGCTACTACCTTGAGCGTGGCATTTGTCTGCCGGTGCGTCACCGTGCGCAGGTGGTCTTGCACCTTGAGCAAGGCTTTGAGCTCATCGTCGGCCGCCACCATGTCCCTGATTGGCAGGTAGGAGTTGTCCGCGATCTCTTTGGTCGGTGCGAGGATGATGAACTCGCCAGAAGCCCGCCAGTTAAGAATCAGTGCGGTCAGCATGATTCCGGCGGCGATGGTCGACTTGCCGTTCTTCTTGCTGATTAGCAGCATGAATTCACTGACCAGGCGCCGGCCTGAGTCTGGGTCGTAGGCCCCGAAGATTGCGGCCACGAACTGGTTGACCCAGTCACGCACAGTCTCGCACATCAACGGACTGCCAGTGGCGTCCACCATGCGCAACGCACCGAACACTTCTAAGGCCTCTTCAGCCTCAGACGGGAATAGCGGCTCGAATGGAATCAGGCTCTGGCGAGCAACGATGCGCTGCTCCCAGTCTGGGCAGGCAGTCGACCATTCCATTATTTCACCGACTGCAGCGGGCCGCGGCGAGTACCGAACTTGCCGGTAGCTGCCTTATCGGCGTTGGCCTGGGCCTGGTCCTTCTTACCGCTCTCGCCTTTTCGTGGATGGACGAATGGCATCAGCGCCTTTGCCGCGTCAACGCGCAGTTTCGGCTCGCTGCCCATGTCGTTCATCACCGACAGGAGAAAGTCCTTGGGATCGCGATGCAGGAGTGCCTGGGCCAAGTCGAAGCCGGCGGGTTCCGGGTGGGAGTTATCCTCCGGTACCGATGGCGATTCAGGGCCAGGCTCTGGCTCGTTGACGGCCTTGGCGCCGGTCCTGGCTTTAACATCTGGTTTAACATCGCCTTTAACATCTGGGGGCATCAGCCCCAGGGCGCGTAGCTTCATCAGCTCAGCCGCTACATCCTTGTCCCTGACCAGCCGAGAGCCCGCCGCAGACGCTGTCTTCTCGGAATAGCCGGCCGCCACGGCCGCGTCTCGATTGGACGCACCTTCCCTCAGCGCAGCGATGAAAGCGCGCTTGCGGGATGTTAAAGCCATTTAACAAAAATCCTGTGGGGGAAAAAAATCTGTACGTGGGGTCGGGAGCGGTCTAGCTAGATGAGAATTCCTAGCTTTTGACCCCCCTACCCCTTTGAGGCACGCCATTGACGTGCTTCTATGCTTTGCCGCACCATTTTGGCGCGCTGCGCGGTCAGCCGCCTAAGCCTGCGGCCTCTTCGGCCTGCTTGACGGAGTCATGGCAGGGCTTGCAGAGCGGTTGCCAGTTGTCCTGGTTCCAGAACAGATCGCGGTCACCGCGGTGCGGCACGACATGGTCAACAATACTGGCGGCAGTCGTTCGCCCGATCTTCGCGCAGTAGGCGCAGAGCGGGTTTGCTCCGAGGTATCTCTCCCTCGCCTTCTGCCACTTGTAGTTGTATCCGCGCTGCGAGCTGGTCATTCCACTTCGCCAACTGCTGGGATCTACCAGCTTGACCCTGGTGTTGGCGGCTTCCTGTAGGCGAGGACTGATCGTCTTGAGCCTGGCCATCAACTCACCTCGACCACGATGCCGCGCTCTATCCACCGCGTGACGCGACCAAGGTGAGGATCACGCCCGGTGAGGTGAGACGCGAGCAGCACGCTAGCCAAGTAGTACTTCAACCACCAGCGGTGGCGGCAGACGATCGATGCGTAAACATTGGCCATGGCCGGCACTCCTCATCTCTTGTACCAGGTAAGTCGGTAGCAACGTGCATCAGCCGGCACCTCAGTTATGGGCCAGCGTAGGCAGTCCATATGCTTGCGTTCCGGTCTGCTACTGCCCACCCTCAGCGTCTGCACCAGGTAGGCGGAACCGGCAGCAGTGGTGATGTAGTCACCAACCGCGATGCCGTCGGCACCATCTACGTAGAGCTTGCAGGGTGTGTAAGGCGCTCGCGTTCTGGCCATCGGCTGCTTCCTTCTCTACTCGCCGTTCCAGCCCAACAGCTTGAGCTGGTCATCAATCGCAGCCAGCTGGGCCTGGAAGTGATCCGCAAGCGGCTGGATAACCGACTGCAGGACACCCTCGTCTTGGTAGTCGCCAGTGATGGCCAATGACACACCCTTCCCGCTCAGCACCGTGTCAAGTCGGCGCTGCACTCGGTCGCGGTCATGGAAAAGGCTGTACGCGGTCGCGATCTGTTGTCGGTTCATCTGAGTCTCCGCGCCACGTAAGCGCATATCGATTTCGTGGCGCGGGTCAGGGTGTCACGCGGTTGAGCGCTTCGCCTGCCCTGTCAACAGCCTGGTCAGCCTTGTCTGCTGCCTGCGTGGCGGTGGTGGCGGCCTTCGATGCCTTGGCGGCTGCACTACCCGTCTGCCTGGCCAGTTCATCCAGGCGTTGGTCGCGCTGAAGGCTTGCTTCGTCATAAGCGGCACGGATCTCGGCGACCTGCTCCAGATAGCTGCGGGCTAGTGCCCACTGGGCGAGCTGGTAGCCGCCGAATCCGCCACCGACCACGAGCAAAAGAGCGATTACCCAAACCTCAATGCGGCGCCACCAGCGTCGAGCGATGAATTCAAGTGCGCATCTGTCCATCACGACATACCTCCGAGCTTGGTGCGCAAGCGGGCGATCTCCTCGCTTTGCAGCGAGACACGTTCAGTGAGCTGGCCGACTTGGCTGGTCAGAGCCTCGATCTTCCCTTCCATACGCCCAACGGTGGCGGCAAGATCATTGCGCTCCTTGGCGAACTGGTCAGCCCGGGCTTCGGCGAGCTTGCGTGCCTCGCGTTCCGAGTCGAGCAGTTCGTTCAAGCGGCGCACCGTGCCGATATCGGCGTTATCCATCGCGCGGTCTGCCGCGTCTTTAGATAAGAACTTGCGCAGCCAAAGGAAGCCGCCCAGGAGGACGGTGCCCGTACCGCCCAGCCAGGTGGCTGTGCCTGGGCCGAGGTCGGTCGGGTCCATCAAGCGCTCCAGATACGAAAAAGCCCCGGCGGGTGCCGAGGCTTTGAATGGGTGGAGATGCCAGCCCTGTAAGGCCAGTGTCGTGGCGTTTCACTCCAGTCCCCACGCTGACTGTTACCCCTGCGCGTTTCCGCCGGGCTTTCATCATCTCCAGAAACGAAAAGCCCCAGCATTTGCCAGGGCTCGAAGGATTTAGTTGGAAGCTTGCCTACTGTGATGCCAGTAGAGGTACAGCAATCCCAAAGGTGCGATGAAGATCGCCAAGAACCAGCACATGAACATTGTGATCACCTTGACGAACAGCATCAACAGCGCGTTTACGAAGAACACGTTGCGCCCCATGATGAAGCCCACGACGCTCTCATACACGAATCGGGAGTAGGGATAGAGCAAGGTGCTTACTACAAAAACTGCAACCGTTGCGAAGTCAATCCCATGCGGGGCTTGTGATTTCATATAGATGAAAAAGATCGCAAAGAGTGCACCGAAGAACAACTGTCGAGCGTAATAGCTAGGGGTGAGCCCACCAAAGGTGATCGCCAGAAACTGCCGCATAAGATCCATCTCGAGTTTCAAAAGGGCGAAAATTTTAGCAGCGTACCTGCATAGCAAGTAAACCCCTGAAACAAAAAAGCCCAGCAGTAAGCTGGACTTTTATTACCACTCCTCAGCAACGCGCAGGGATGGCAGGATGTAGAAATAATCGGCCATACGGCCATCTGATGTCAAGCGGCATTTTCCATCGACAGGCCTTCATGATTCAGGATGTCTGCCGAAGCCTCTAGCGCCTCATCTACCATCTGCCCCAGCAAGTCTTCTATACCCTTTCTCCAGCGGCGGCGTGTACGCTCAGGCCGAGCCTCAGGGTCCCATCGGTTAACGTCGTAGAACTGCGCCGGCAACACGATCATGTCGCTCGATCGCTTCCCATCGGCCCCCTTCATCCTGGGAATTGCCCAGGCCGTCACGGCGCTGGTGATGAACAGTTTCGGCGCATGCGAAGCAACCACCGGGATCAGGCGGCTGATGGACTGAACCTTTCTGCCCTTATGCGTGCTGAATCTGGCCACCAAAACATCCCAATGGCGCGGCTTCAGCTGACTGTGAAGACGGGCAAACACCCAGCAGTCAGCATCCAGGCGAGTGATTTCACCTCGCTCAACCGATCTGCTCAGGATGGCCATATCATGGCCGTCTTCACTGCCGGGCTCGTATAGCTTCTGCCAGGCCTGCTTGCTGGTGTTGTCGATCGCTTCTGCAGCCAAGGCCGAGACGACCGCCGCGAGTACGCTGCTGTAAATCATGTCCTTCCCTCAATCCCCAGTGTAGTTGCTGCCGCCGGCGCCCCGGCGGTTGTTCGTTTCGTATTGTTCGGATGCGCCCGAGGTGTGCGATGGCCGCTGGCGATCAACCTGCTGCTCCAGCTCATGCACACGCAGGCCCAGCTGCGTGACAAGCTCCTCCAGCGGCAGCGGCTCGCCAGTGACGGCCGACAGCCAGCCCGATGCATTGCAGCGGCCACATGGCAACTCATAGAAGACGCCCTTGATCACTGCCCTTCCGTTGCAATCTGGGCACCTGGCCAGGATTACCCGCTCCTTGCGCAGCGCTGGGCCGTGATTCTTCATCAGCCGACCACCTTCAGCCCTTGGGAGCGCAGCGATTTCTCGGCAACCTCCCGGGCCCATGCGGCGTCTGGATCGCCCATGTGGATGGGAAACGGATTGGTCACGCTAAGCGCTTCACGGGATGCCCACCAGCCTTCCCGGCGGGCGTGGAACGCTGCTTCCTCCGCAGCCATCCAGCACCCCTTGCAAGTCACGACGTAATCGCCAACTGCCGGGTCCCATTTGATGCCATCCGGGACCGGGAACCGGCGCTCGAACTCGGCGCGGATCTTGTCGTCATTCTTCATTTCAAATCCTCGCTAGTAACAAATTCGGGATGGCGGCTACAGGCCTTGCCCGCTGCCGCCTGCGCCTGGATCTGTGGGATTTCGGATAAGGCCTCTGTAAGGCCGTGAATGCACCCAAAGCCAATCCCGTCTAACCAGGCGTGCCACTTCTCAAGGGCTGCCCTGCGTTGCGCCATGGCCTGGGTGTGGATGTAGGTGCTGGCGATCTTGCCCAGTGAATGGTTGAGCAGCATCTCGCCGATGTGTCCATCAATGCCGAGGTCGGTCCAGGTGCTGCGCGATACCTTGCGCAAGTCGTGGCTGGTCCACTCGCCCCGGCCAAGCTCGGTGAACACCGCACTGGCCTGGCCTTCGCTCAAGCACACGCCGCGCCGGTTCGGGAACAGGTAAACGCCTTCGTACCCATTGGCCTGCTGGATATCCCGGTAGCGCGTCAGCAGAGCGCATAGCTGGGCGGTCAGCGGGAGACGGTGTTCGGTCCGGGTCTTGGCGTTCGCCGCAGGGATGAACCATTCACCGGCCGTTACCGAAACCTCGCTCCACCGTGCCATACGGGTCTCGCCGATCCGGGTGCCATGCGCCAGCATCATCAGGGCCAGCATCACTTTCTCGGGCGCGTCATCAAAGGCATGTACCAGCTGCTGCATGACCTCAGGCAACTGCACGGCTCGCAGTCGGGAGGCCTTAGGCATGATCTTGGCCTTGGTGAAGTCGCTGAAGCGCATGCCGGCCATGGGATCGGCCACGACCAGCCCCAGGCGCTTTGCCTGCTTGAAGGCGGTCAGCAGTAACGCGAACATCTGGCGCAGGTACGATAGCGACACCTCGGCCTGAGACGGCCACATCAGCTGCTTGTCCAGGCTGTCGGCGGTCACATCAGCTATGGACAAGTCGTCCAAGCGCGGCTTCAGGTGCTGCGCAATCGCCGATCGTGCACCCGCCTTGCGCTTAGCAGACAGCGCCCGGTCTCGGCCCATGCGGTCACCATACCAATCGAGCAGCTGCCCCACTGTAGCCATGCCCGACGCGACTGGTGCGGTGGCCGGGTCGCGAAGCAGCCGCTGGCGCAGTGCGGGCAGCTCGGCGATTACGGCCGCAGCGCCCAGATCAGGCCAGCGTGCTACCGGCACCCACTGCTTGCCGCGGACCAGGTGCCAGGTGCCCCCCCTAGATCGATCCGACCAGAAGCGCAGGTACAGGCCTGGGTAACGCGGATCGCGCAGGTCGCGCACGGCCAGGTCGGCGGCCTGTCGGCGCACCTCAGTTTCCGTGAATTTGATGGACCGCGTTGCGCTCATGCTGCCACCGTCGCAGGCTGCAGGAGGTAGGCACGTATCGCTTCTACGGCATCAATGCGGCCCCGGCACACAATCGCCAAGTAGCCCTGCTCGGTCAGAGCCTCGATATAAGCGTGCTGACTGGGAGAGATGTCAGCATCGAACGGCGGCAAAGCTTTGAATTCGATATACAGGCCGAACCAGCCACCGCGGGCCATCGGGAGCACAAGATCAGGCACTCCCGCTTTGACTCCTTGGGCCTTGAGCTTGCCGGCCACCGCCTTCACTCGGTGCCCCCCGTTCGGAACGTGATAGATCAGTTTGAACACCTGCGGGTAACGCAGCTGCAGCTCCTGCATCAGCGCTGCCTGCTCCTGCCCTTCCCTGTCGACAGGCTTGGCGCGTGGCTTGCGCGGCTTGAACGTGCGCATGGTCAATGCAGTCATGCGACCAATACCCCCTCGCTGATGAGCTGCGCCTGGGTTCGCATCACGCCCTCGGCGTGGTATTGGCGAGCGGTTATTCGGTCAATCACGTGGCTTCGGCCGTCGCATGCGTCATGGCAAGCGCTGCAGCACCATGCGCCCTGCATGTCGTGCGGCTTTTTACCGACGCCACAGGTACCCGCCAGGCGATAGTGCGCCAAGACAGTAGTTTCGGGGTTACCGTTGCACACGCCTGGGATACGCACTTGGCACTCGCGGCCACGCGCGGCCTTGGTCAGCTTGGTCTGCCTCATCATTCAACCTCGCAATGCAGCCATATCAGTCTTGCCTGGCGAAGAGCGCCAGGCTGGTCTAAGGGGCCGTCCATCAGCACCATGGAAAACGGCCGATAGCCTGGTACGTGCACGGTCCAGATTCGTTTCACTGCTGCACGCCCAACCCAGCCAACGCGGCGCGAGCCTGGCGCTTGCGGAGGTAGGTGCTTACACGGCGCCGCTGCGCCTCTTTCGCACGGGCGCTATCTTTCTTTGCCTTGGAAGCCGTCAATATCGAGCGGACTTCTGCAAGCTTCTCCCGCACCGCGGCGCTGGGCTGAGTGCGCACCGCCCCTGTAAGCAGGCCTGCGATGGCCTGGCCGTCAGCAGTCACCGGAGCTATGCGAAGGTCGGCGAGGTACTTGTCCCCCGTGTCACGGCTGATCAATTGAGTCCGCACAGCGGTTTCAACGGCCGTCACGCGCCGCCCGGAATCGAAGCCCAGAGAAACCTCCCAGGTGACAGGCTTGTCTTCAGCGCGAGCGAAGCTGACCAAGCGCTCATAAGCGCTCATGAAAGCCATTCGGGCGCCAATCTTGTCGCCTGCTTCGAGAATCGGCTGGGACGCCACCATCGCCTGACGAACCTCGTGGGTGAGCACTACCGTCTCGTATTCGTCATTGGCCGCCAGGGCGATAGACCACGCTTCATCCTTACCGGGCCGGCCATCGGCAGCGTGGATATGCTTCAGGACCATGCCCAATGACAGGCGCCCTGCCGGCTCGCGACGGCACGCTCGCAGCGCGGCGACAATCACCTTGGGTTCGTACGCTGACAAGTCTTCTGCGATCAGTTTGGCGCCAGCGGCGCTGATGGTCTGGCCCATGGCTTCAGCCGTTGCGCAAATAGCCATAGCCAGCTCGGCGATGTCATCACAGGAAAGCATTGCGCTTACCCCCCTGGTTGTTGCGTATGGCATCGGCGGCATCGTGGGCCGCATTGATGTTTGCTTGGGTCTGCTCCTGCTGGCGCGCAGTGGTCGCGTTCATCTGCCGGTTTGTGACCCACTGGGTGTGGTAGGCCTCACACTTGGTGAGCAGGTCGCCCAGGTTGTGGCAGCCGTTGATCAGTCTGGAGTCGTTGATCGACACGAAGTACGCGGCCACTTGGTGGGCGACGTCGATACCCAGGCGGTCGATCAGTTGTCCCAGTTGCCCGCCGACCTTGGCGTTCCACACCGGCCAGGCGCCGTAGCGCTTGCGATAGGCCATGGCGTAGTTGGCCCAGGCCTTGTAGGTCTTGCAGGTCTGGTCCTTCGGCCCTGGCATGTCCTCGGGGATTTCACACCGAGGTACACCAGCCGGAACCAGCGTCAGCCCCGTGGGTTGCGACGGCGGAGCCGGGGCATCCTGCGAACTGTGACTGGTACCCTGATTGGTATCTTGATTACTGGTATCTTGATTTGTCGGAGATTTTTCCGACCCTGGCTCGGATTTATTTCCGACCTTGCTCGGATTTTTTTCCGAGGTAGATCGGATTTTTTTCCGACCCTCTGTACCCGCCTTCAAGGTCGGATATTTTTCCGACCCATCCTCTTTTTTGTTCCACTGCGCTGCCTTGTCGGTCAGCCGGAAAAGCGTGACACTCGAAGTGCTCGAAAGCTCGATCAGGCCAACGTCCTGCAGCGCCTTCAGCATGCGATACGCCGTGTCGGGCTTATCCGTCAGCAGCGGCAGCTCTTCGATGATCTTGGCCTTGCTCAGCACGAAGAAGACGCCCTGCTCAGTCGTCATCGCCTTTGCCCAACTCGGGCAGCCATAAACGAATGCGAACAGCAACGCCTGCTGGGAGTTGAGTCCCCACTCCAAGGCCTTGACCTGGTTGATGGTTACAGTGAATTGCATGTCAGCTCCGCCCTATGCTTAGGCCAGCCACGGGCACTGCGAGAAGCTCTGCCAGGCGTGCCAACCCCTTCGGCGTGACCAGAACATCGAACGCCGCCCGGTCACTGCCTGTTTCGGGATCAGGCTTGAGGCCGGTCACTTTGTGCTTGAGCAGCCCCGCACTGATCCGGGGCTGATAGGCAATCCATCGCTTGGAGCCGCGACGACGGTAGATCCAGCGGTTTTCTTCCAGCCAGCCAAACAGCTTGAATGGCGCCACCTGAAGCTGCTTCGCCGCATCGGTGACGCATATGGCGCCGCCTGCACCCGCCAAACGCACAATCGCTGCTACCTTCGGGGCCTGCCTGGCGAGCGCATCCTGGAGGCGCTGGTTCTCCTCAGCCTTGTCGGCAGCAAGACGCAGCGCCTCTGCGAAGGTTGTCGGGACCTGCAGGTGCGCCAGCATTCGGGTCTCCAGCTCCTGCCAGCGATCAATGATCCTGGCCCGGAGTGACGCGTCGTACCCCGAAACCAGCACCAGGGCATCCCGCTGATCGAGAAGGAATTCAGGGTAAGCCTGGCCGTTTTGAGGATGCACGTAGAGGGTCTCCTCAGATTTGAGGACACCCCTTTTTGCCAGGGCCCGAGCGTCACGCAGTACGTTGTCGTGACTCTTGCCGGTCAACTCAGCTACTTCGCGAGTCGACATCAACCGGCGCAGTTGCTCAGTGCGTGGAAATGCCGAGGGAGCGTGAGTGTTGCTTGCATCGATCGCTCTGTGCATAATCGACCTCGATGTTTTTGTTAAAGAAGCCGGGCTGCCACCCGGTTTTTTTGTGCCTGCGATTCAGGTACTGGATGGATCAGCAGGTGTTTCGGTCATCTACTTATGCTCTTCGCGGTGTATGAGACTGCACTCAGTCAACCCGCCTGCTTTAGTGGGCCGATCCTGGGAACGTCTTGGCGTCGAGCAACAAGCTTGCCTCCTGACTCCTTCTCCAACACGCATTGCATTGGGTAGGAAAAACCTCCAGCTGCCCGACACTGGGAAACACGACTGCCGGACACACCGAGAGCGTCACCGATGGCGCGGCCGGTTCGAAAATGGTTCAGGGCTTCGTCAAAGGTCATTGAGCGCTCTCCGATGTTCTCGGGGAGTTTAGAGTTCTTAACAATACAAGGCAAGTTATCTAAACTTGCTAAGGTTTAGAATCCTTAATATGGAATTCAAAGATCGCGTTGTGCGGCGCATGAGAGAGCTGGATCTCAGCTCCACCGACCTCAGCAAACTGTCTGGCGTGTCCAAGGCAACCGTTAGCTTCTGGATCAACGGAACAAACGGCGCCAAGGGCAAGAACCTCCTCGCCCTGGCGAAAGCTCTTGAGTGCTCGCCCCAATGGCTATCGGATGGGACTGGAAGCGCAAGCGACGTACCGGCACATTCGGATGCGCCTGCCTCCACTACAGCTGAGCTAGTTGCGCAGATGCTGGCCTCGCGCGCGGGTAAGAACCTGTCCGAAAAGGCCCGCGAAGTGATGCTGGCCGCTGCAGCCGAAGCTGACAACCCAACTCCTACCCAGGAATATCTGCCGTCAGCGTATTCCAACCTCCGCCCAAGGCAGGACGAGATACTGATCCCTCAGTACGATGTGAGGGCCGCGATGGGCCATGGTCAGGTCCCAGCGGACTACAACGAAGCGGTCAGAAACTTGGTAGTGCGTGAGGAGACCCTGCGTGAGAAGGGCGTCACCTACACCTCTCCAACCGCCCTAGCCATGATTACCGGCTGGGGCCAGAGCATGGAAGGAACGATAAACGACAAGGATCTGGTTATCGTTGATCGTGGGATCAATGAGTTTGTGGGAGAAGGCATCTACGTCATCACTTGGCATCAGGAGCTCTACATCAAGAGGATGATGCGCTTGGACGAAGATCATTTTCGTCTCATTTCGGACAATCCTCACTACGAGAATCAGAGCGCTCGCATCGACGATGTGACGATCCATGCCAAGGTACTTTTGATCTGGAACGCTAAGAAGGCATAAGACCAGTCAGTATGGCCCGCAGTTGCGGGCCAATCGCCATTAGAAGGGTGCCGGCTCTTCCATAGCAGTAAATTCCTCGATGTGCTCAGCCCTTGGGTCATCGTCTGATAGCGCCTCCCACTGGAGCGTTACCGACTCATCCTCGTCGTTGACGGCCATTTCAAGACCGTCCGTCTCTGATAGCGCCCTCATCAGTTCCCCCCACTCGCGCTCGCCATCGGTATCAAGTCGGTGAATCGTCACCCATCGCTGCTGTTGGGCAATGGGGTGATTAATCATTGAAGAAACCCTCAGCTCCAGGCGCTCTATCCCGGACATCCCTGAACCCTCTTGTTGTTGCTTCTGCCTAGCCATGCGACCTCCTTATTGCTGTACATCCATACAGTTCTGGCAGCAGATTAGCTGAAGTCCTACAAGCCCGGAAGTCTTGACAACGATAGGCGAACCTCGCATGCAGCGTTTAGATTTCTAAAATAGTGCTTGACGCGTTTTGTTTAGTTTTCTAAATTTAGCTCAAGCACTTGTACTCAAGCCAGTGCAGAGGTTCAGCCCTCACCGCTCTTTAACAATCAGCAGATGAGCCACCAGGCGCCGAGTGAATCCGGCAATTGAGTTCTGGTGGACGTTAAGAAACGCAGCAAGCTTCCTCGCTCGACATGTCGGCCCGCAGGTTTGCTGAGTAGTACCGATTTCACTGGCTGGCCTTCTCACGAGGGCCAGACGGGAAATCAACCACACAAGGATGGATCACCTAATGACTCAACAAACTCTTCAGGAACTATTGGTCGAGCGCGTCAGCGTCTATGCCCAGTCAGACCGTGCGCGCGAACTGATCGATCAAGGCGTTGAAAGCATGTTCAAGGACGTGGTGAAGGACACTTTCCGCTCCTATGGCGATTTCGGCAAAGCCGTGCAAGAAGCCGTCAAAGCCGCTCTGCCAGCCAACGTCACCGACATGTTTGAGCTGCAGCGTTACAACGCGCTTGTGGCAAACGCACTTCGCGAGCGGTGGGAGGCAGCGGCGCTGCAGTCCACCGTGCTGGACCAGGCAGAGAAAGCCATCGCAGAGGTGATGGACGGAGAAGGCCTGCTGAGCGGTGAAGTTTCCCTCAAAGGGTTGCTGGACGAGTTCGTTAGCGAGCATCGCGAGAAAGCCGCCGAGGAGCATTGGATGAACCCAGAGATCCGCTTCGAAGAAACCATGAGCGGACGGTCAGAGTTCATCTACATAGGCTTTGATCCAGAGCCAGAGGACAGTCGCGCCATGTCCTCCTGGCAAACTGACCCGCGGGGAATCTACAGCTTGAGGAACTCGCTGCACGTTCACATCGTAGGCTCGCGCACGCCTGAAGAGCCGCACCTCCCGACCGTGCAGGTTGCCGAAGTCCTAAGTGCGAAGTTGGACGACAAACGTATAGCCGTAAACATGCGCATTCGCTCCAAGTGGGAACGCATGTTGGCATCGCTCTACTTCGGAAACGCCGTGCTCCTGATCGACTGCGATCCAGACGATTTCAGTTACGGCTTCGACGACTGAGCAAAACAACACCCAAGGAGTAGGACCATGCTGATACTGACCCGCAAAGTGGGCGAAACCATTGTGATCAACGACACGATTCGAGTGACGGTGCTGCAGGTGAAGGGTGGCCAGGTACGCCTGGGCATCGAAGCACCAAAGGACGTGTCAGTGCATAGGCAGGAAATTCAGGAGCGCATCGACTCAAAAGCCGAGGTTGCTGCCTGAACCGATTTCACTGGCTGGCCTTGGCGACAGGGCCAGACGGGAAATCAACCGGAGGGATTCACGATGTTCAACATGGTAACCATGGCGGCTGAAGAATACCGCGCAGACGCTGAAGAACGCACCTACTACCGCTGGATCGACAAGGCTTCTGACCTGCTTGGCCACCAGGTAACCCTGGGCTCGCAAGAAGAAAGCGACCTGCACGACCTCTACGCCGATGACTGCACGCCGGCCGAGGCTGTGACTGAGCTGCTGGCGCAGGCTGAACTGGCTCGCGCCGCCTGACAGACGATTCCCCGTTGCACCTCAAGCGGGGTGCAGCAGGGGAATCCACTGGAGAACGCAGCATGCAGATCAACCAGCAGAAAACGGTTCAGGTCGACGTGACCGAGCTTCGCCTTCACATCAAGGTGCGCGACGGTTTCGCCGCCGCCATCCAGGACGCCCAGGGCGATGAGGTGGGCAGCTACGAGGGCTACGTGCCCGACTTCTTCCCAGGCGATCACTACGGCGACTACCTGATCCTAAACATCGACCTGGAAACAGGCCAGATCAAGAACTGGAAGAAGCCCGGCGCCGCCGACATCGAGAAGATGCTGGCGCAGGACGAGGACGACTGAAGCAACCAGCGCCACGGCAGCCTGCCGTTAACTGCCCGATGCCCTGCTCCCCATCGCAGGCTGCATCGGTGATCCACATTGAACGCGAGTTGATCGCCGCGAATTGTGAGCGTGGGTAGCGTCTCGCCCTTCGGTGAGGCATCCCGACACCCGGTTTGCCCCGGAATGGGGATCACCGATGCAGCCACGTCGTAAAGCGCATCACCGTGACCCTTATGGTTCGTAAGGCTCACCAAGCCAAGCATTATCGGCATCCCACTTCCCTTCACATACGACCGCATTAGGCAGGCGCCAGGTCCGCGCTTTTCGGCTGCGCGAGGGCTTGGTCACCCGTCCTGACGCCTGACCAATGCGGTTACCGAGGACAATCATGGAAACGATCACCTGCGGCTCATGGACCGGCCAGCTCGGCAAGACGCTGGCACCACGCGAGCTGGAAGCCCTGCTCTGGGTTGCCCAGGGCCTGACCACCAAAGAGATCGCACGGCAGATGGCGGTCACCCCTGGAACCGTGGCCAACCGTATCGAGGCTGCGCTGTTCAAGCTGGAGGCCGGGCGCCGCATCGAGGCGGTCACCAAAGCCATGCGCCAGCAGATCATCAGCCCGCTTTGCATCGTGCTGGCCGGCCTCATCGCCATGCACGCTGCCATCAACGATAGCGACCCCATGCGCCGCGACCGCCGCGCTCCGGAGCGCCGCACTGCACAAGTCCGCATTGTTCGTAGAGCCGAAGCCCTCGAGCTCCACGCCTGACCGAGGATCAACCTATGCAAACAGCTACAAGCATCGCCTTCGCTCAAAGCGTACCGAAACTCAAGGCGCTTCTAGCAAGTACAAGCATTGCTCGTGACGAGGCTCGCGCCCGAATCAAGTCATCGGCCCCGCGATTTCAAGCTAAGGGTCGGGGGAAGATCTGGGAGGTAATCGAGATCAGCACCGGCGCCATTATGGGCATTGCTTATCAGTATGAGACTGCCTTGGTATTCGTCAATGCGATGGAAGCCGGCGCCGCCAGCAAAGGCCTGCGGCAATGAGCAAGCGCAAGCCTCACAACATGCGTGCCCGGCTGGATAGAACCTGCCGCGCCCTGGTGTCAGCAAACCATGCCGCCGTGGTGAACATCGATCCAAGCGGCCAGCAGGTGCTGATCAACTGGAAGAACCTCAAGCAGATCCGCGTCCGACAGATCGTAGACGCCGTCTGCGATATCCCTCACCGCTGGACCATCTACCTCAGCGTGCTGTGTCGCACTGAGTTCGGCGAGCGGTACCACAAATCGATTGAGGTCGCGCCCCAAGGTAACTACCGGGCCGAGCACCTCACTGAGGTGATCCAGGCGACCTATACAGACCTGCGGGCAACAGCCAACCCTAATCACCTGGTAGCCGCTGGCTGGATCGCCATTCCTACCGATACGACGCTCGACGAGGCAGAGGCCGCAAAGATTTTTGCCGCCGTCGGCGCATGGAGTCAGCAGAAAGCAGCATGAAGCGCATCACCTCACGCGTTCGGCACGGCCGGCGCCAGCAGTACATCAATCTGCCGCCCAGCGGCTTGGAAGGTACCAGCGATGGCCGAGGAGAAGACCGGTGTCGCGAAGCACTCTGCGGATTACCGGGCCCGACAGAAGGCCCAGGCGAAGAGGCTGGGAATCGAGAAAGTGTTCTTCAACATGCCGGAAGGGATCAAGGCCGCCATGACTGCCGAGATCGAGCGTCACGGATACGACCAGGTGCAGGAGCTTTGGCAGGACCTGGCCTTATCGTGGATCGCTCAGGATCCTGAAGAGCGGGCGCGTCGATTCAAACTGACGCGCCAGCTTTTTACATCTCGCCAAAACTAGCGCGTCAGTTTGAATCGGCCAGCATCGCCGAACTAAAGCGCGATCTGGGAGACCAGGTGGTAGGTCCCGATTACAAGTCGAGGTAGTCGAGCTCCTCATCGATGATCTGTTCCGCCTTTCTCATAGAGATGGTGGCGTAGTTGTAGTTGATGAAGAAATCATCCCTTGTTAGCGAGTCCTGGCCGTCAAGGAACTGCTTGCATCGTGCAAGAGCGATCCCGATCAGCCCGCAATCCATGACGTTGTTCAGAACGTCATTCCCTTCTGCTTTCGCGATGACACCTGAAAGCTCAGCCACTTCTTTCAACTTTGCCTCAACAGCCGATTTGCTGAACGAGTCAGTTTCCGAAATTTTCGCCCACAAATGATCAACGATTGGCTTTTTCAACACACGCTCCCTGCCCGGCCCCATGCCGGTGACCCGTAATACCCCATCCCAAACCAAATTGCCACCATGCAAACGGTCAGCTCGGTGGGTTCTTTTGGGAGTGAAACGGCGCGAACGTCATGCCGAAAAACCAACCTCCGATCATTGCCAGCCATATCGACTTGTATCCGTCGACGTTGTAGGCAAGCCAGTAGTTGGCCGCCGTAATGACAACGAACACTGAGAAAAACTGCTTACGGGAATACCTGCTCAGGTAGCGGGTTGCTGAGGCTTCGAGGTCCTTGAGCTTCTTCATTGCGATTCATCCTTGAAAAGACCCCGCAATCCTACCCTATCGCCCCATTTACACACCATGCCGCCACTAGCACGGAGGGCGGCGCATGCATGGAGAAAGCCATGAGCAACTACAACTGCGACTATGTCCGTCGCCACTACGATGTGCCGGCCGAGATCGGCCGCCGGGTGATCGCCAACGGCGAGCCAGGCGTCATCATGGCCGACCGAGGCCACCACATCGGCGTCATCCTCGACAGCGATCCGAAGAAGCGTATCCGCAATTACCACCCCACCTGGGAAATGCAGTACGGCGAGATGGCCGAGAAGCTGCCGCTGAAGCGCTACCAAGTGCTTGTCGCCGGCTGGGACTGGTGGGACATCACCAATCGAACCATCGTCGATGTATTCGCCAGCACGCCGTCGCAGGCTAAGTACAAGGCCTATGAGCGTTGCGAGTACCACGATATCGAGTGCATGTTCGGCTTCAAGGTTCGCCGGGGCTGATCCTTCAGCGCTACTCGCTAGGCTATCTGGCGGAAGCCGCAGCGCCGAATCACGAATGCAACTTACTTATTTTTACCAAATGCATACCCTAGGGCGAGAGTAATTAGCGGCGCAAAAATACTCCAGACCGTTTTTACCTCATCAATAAACTTCAAGTCATTGCAAACAGCAGCCACCAAGAAAAGCAGAAGACTCAGGGCGCCAGCAATTGAAAAGCTCCAGGTGATGGTCATCCAAACTATCGAGTTCTTCGCATTCTCGCCGGTGCCAATGTTATGCGTGATCTTCCCTGCCATCCCAGAGCGCGGCTGCGGGACCTCTCTCCCCGCCTTCCCAGAAGATGGCGCTCCATCCCACGATCCGCTCATGCTCGCTCTCCACCAAGATAGAACGTGTAGGTGAAGAGTCTAGCGTCGCGGGATTTGTCCAGTGTAACGACAGAGAAAGACATCAACAATGCCCGACCATTAATCGTACCGATCACTGTAGGTTCAAATTGCCCCTCCGGAAATGGAGATGAAAAATTCTGAAGATTTAAAAACAGAGTACCTTCCTTAACTTCTGTATAGAACCTTGTATCACTGGCAGGCTCCGCAGAAACAAACCTGATTTCCATTTCCATTCCATTTATCTTCGCGACTATGGAATGCCCATAAACATGCAGAACTCCAGTCGCACCGACCTCGAGCCCGCCAACTACCGCTGAAACTTCGATCATCTCGCCTCCGAATATTTTAGGCCGCTAAAAGGCCCGAGAATGGTGGCGATGCTAACTCCTTTGTGGGTTCAGGAGAATCCTATGAGCACATTCGCAGTGTTTGGCATGACCGCGAGCGCGGCACTTGCCGAAGCCAAGAAGAAGACCAGGACCACGCGCCCCAGCGGGAAGATTGGTTGCCCCCCCGTAGACCTCTCACCCGCCGAGTGGGACGAAGCGGTCAGACGCAACGCCGAAGCCACGATGGCTGGCGAACGGGTCAAGCAACTCAGTGCGCTATTCGATACCCCGCAACACGCCATGCAGTTCATCGAGCTGGCCAAGCGTGCCGGCGTCTGCCGTGACCTCAAGATCCGCTGCAAAGCAGCCCTGCTCGATGAGAAGGGCAAGAAGATCCTTAACCCCAGGACCAGGATGCCCCTCATTGGCTGGGCAGACTGGACACCTCAAAGCCATAAGGCTGCCTGATTCGGTAATCATTATGACAACAGCAATCGACCTGTTCGCCGGTCTCGGCGGATGGAGCACCGGCGCGCGCGCCGCAGGCGTCCAGGTTCTCTGGGAGGCAAATCACTGGCCAGTGGCCGTTGAATGGCACAAGGCCAACCATCCCGACACGCAGCACGTATGCCAGGATCTACATCAGGCACGCTGGGAACAGGTGCCGGCACACGACATCTTGCTCGCCTCGCCCTGCTGCCAAGGCCATGCCAAGGCGCGCGGCAAGAAGTCGGGCAACCCTGAGCACGACGCATCGCGATCGACGGCCTGGGCGCCGGTGTCGGCCCTTGAGTTCCATCGGCCGCAGGCGGCAGTGATCGAGAACGTGCCGGAGTTCACCGACTGGGTGCTCTACCCGGCCTGGCTGGAAGCGGTGCAAGCCCTGGGCTATCAGGCCTCGCCGCACATCGTCGACTGCGCCGACCTCGGCGTACCGCAGCACCGTGTGCGCCTTTTCATGGTCCTGACGCGCAGTAAAACTCCGCTGACGCTGCAGCTACCGCAGGAAAGGCATGTGCCTGCTGCTAGCTTCCTCGACTTCCATGCCGGGCGCTGGTCGCTGATTGAGAAGCCAGGGAGGGCCCAAGCCACACTCGACCGAGTGCGAAACGGGCGCCAGCGCTTCGGCGATCGATTCATCATGCCTTACTACAGTAAAGGATCCGGCACCACCGGCCGCGACATCAACCGGCCGATCGGCACTATTACCACCCTGGACCGCTGGGCCCTGGTCGATGGTGACCGCATGCGGATGCTCAGCGCCAGCGAGGCGTTGGCAGCGATGTCGTTTCCGGCCGACATCCTTCGCCCGAACAACCACAGGTTGACCATGCATATGGCTGGCAATGCAGTACCGCCGCTTGCTGGACAGCGCGTGATTGAAGCAATGCTTCACGCAGCCTGAACTTTACTCGAGTATCGAAAACGAAAATATTCCGGAGCCGAGTGTGTCCAGCGGATACTTACCGAGACCGGCCTTTTCGTGCAGCGCCTCGATAAGCTCACGGACCCTGCCAAGGGTCTCTCTCGCATTATCTAATTCGCAGTACTTCATCCAACGTGGAAACTGATCATCTGATGCCCTGTATGGAGCTTCATTTGCATCCATGATTTCTGTTACTGAAATCGACTCCGTCCTCCCATGCGCAAGTGAATTTCGAAACTCAAAAAGCGCAGCAACATCTGGATAAGCGTCTACTAGCTTGCTCGGACTCAAGCCAAGCCCCTCTGAAACTGCTTCGTATTTATCCCAGACACTAGGTCGTGCCTGCTTAAACGAAATGTCCATCTGATGATCTTCGGCCTCAATCAGATGATTTAAATAAGCTTCTATCGTGAAGGCCTGCAGAACGAGGCAGTTCATCACTTGAAAAAACTGCCCCTGCTTTTCTTGTTCGGCAGCCTCTAAGGCGCGCCTAGCACCTAGAAACAGGTATGAAAAAGTTTTTGTGGTCTGAGTTCCGCTGTATCGCCCTGCCATAACTTCCCTCCTCTTAATCGTCAGAATGTATCGCAGAGGTATCCCCATGCCCACAGAAAACCGATCCAGCAACACAGAGATGGTTAGCGTGCCGCTCAATCCTAGTGCTCAGATGCTGGATGCAGCACGTAGTGCCCCCATCCCGATGGTTCATGTCGATTCAATGCGTGCTCGCCAGGATTTAGAGTTTTCAGCTCGCTACAAAGCAGCCCTCTCCCAGTGCACGCAGCCAGCCCCGCAGCCCCACCCCGACCCTATAGCCTGGATGGTTGGTACTGCCTTCTGGTGGACCAAAGAAGAGGCAGAGAGGGATGCGGCGGAGACTGGGCTGCCGATTGTTGGATTGGGGCCGATCACCGACGCCGCTGAGGTTGAGCAGTTGCGAGCTGCCTTGAAATTCTACGCCGACCGGGACCACTTCGCTGAAGACATTGGCACCGACTGGGACAGTGTGAGCGGCGAGCCCGCGAATATCCTCTGGCACGAACATGAAGCCTGGTTTGTGGAGGATGGTTCGATTGCCAGGGCCGCGCTCTCGGGACAGTCTGAGCAGGATCAAAGGCTGGGAATCGCAGGTCCCCCTGCGAATTCGGATCAGGCTAGAACTACAGGTTGAGTGTTATTGCCCAGAAAGATGACCCAGGCATCGTGAGCGTTTTGGTTCCAAGTCACCGCGTTTTGCCAATGATCGCCGGAAGTCTCGCCGTCGGAAACTAGACGCCTGAGCTGGGAGTTAGATGCATCCATTTCAAGCAGATGCCGGTGAGCTGCGTAGCGAAAGTCATCCTTGCTAAGCATCGGATTGATGTCCTAAAGGTCTGGCTCGAAGGTTCGGGCCGATATCCCTGTGCATCCATTGTGACATTAAGTCAAAGCGCAAGTTGAATAAATGTCCTAAGAGCACATTTGTACTCTTTCACGCTGTAACCCCTCTCCCCTCTATTCACTGCCGCGATATGGCGGCCAAGGAATCCGTATGCCTGCAAAACAGTATCAGCTGGAGGTGCAAAGCGTCGGCAGCGACACCTACATCGCAATGAGCAAGGGCCATCACGACCTCGAGGCGTTCATGGCTGAAGTCGTGAGGGAATGCCCAGGCTGGTTCCTTGGCGGCCCGCAACACAAATGGTGCAAGACCGTGCCAGATCGCTCTGGCGAGTTTGCGCACCGATACGTGTTCGTCGAGGAAGGCACGCCTGGCGCATGGCCGGCGACCTACTGCTGGGAGTTTGGCGAGGACTACAAGCGCTACAACGCCGAGGTGCACCCATGATCGGCTGGCTTATTGAAGTTCTCACGTACGGCGCCATCGGCGCGCTGATCGGCGCTTCGTGGATGAGCCAGCACAAGGCCGAGCAGGCGGCGCCGTGTGTTACCCATCACGAGCGCCAGATCTCCCCGCACGAAACCCAACCCGAACCTACACCCGCTCTGGCGCCTGGGCGCTGGATTGATGAGAGGTATGAGCTGTGAGCAAGTATCGCAAAGGTCAGCTTTACACCCGTCGTATGCGCCCATCCGACGATAGCGACAGTTGGCGTCTGGCCATGCGGCTGTCTTTCTACACGACCATGCTCCGCAGCGGCGACTACAAGAGGGCCTATGTGCTCTGTCGTCACGGTGTGAAAGGTGTGATGGAAGTCGGCAGGAGCCGCATGGATCTGACATCAAGCCTGTTCATGTCAGGTTGCCGCAACTTCAAAGATATCCAGCGCAAGAGCAAGTTCGGCAACATTGAGCGTGCCCAAGAGGCCAAGGCCAAGCAGGTTACGCTATGACCGACCTGATCGAAGTGAGGGCATCCAACCTGATCGGCGCGGCGCTGGACTGGGCGGTGGCCATGGCTGAAGGCTTTACGCAGGACAGCTACGATAACACCTGCATCATTAGCCTCCAGGGTGAGCCGATCAGTTGCACCGTTCGCGGTGCCGCCTTGGGCTATGGCTACCGCCCCTCTACCAGCTGGCTTCAGGGTGGCCCGTTGTTCGACAAGCATCACGCAAGCGCCCACTACCAGGCTCATCTGGCAGATGCTCAGTTTCGCTACAGTGCTGGCCCAGCAGGCAGCGGCTTTTGGTGCTATGGCCCAACAGCCCTGATCGCCTTCTGTCGCAGCCTGGTCAAGGCAAAGCTTGGCGATACCGTCCAGGTACCCAAGGACCTGATGCCGTGATCGAGCAATTCAGCGTGGTTAGGTCAGGGTCTGGCTGAGGTTCTTAAGTATGTCAAGGCATCGGCAAATCGCTTAGCTCGCTCCAGGCTACCTGTCCGAACAGAGCCAAGTTCACGGCCATCATCGCCGCGGATGATGACAGTGAAACGGCTAGAGCGGCCACGCCTTTGGTAAATCGAGATGCTATCAATAGAGCTCAAGTAGATTCGTCTGCTGGCGTCCTTAGTAACACTTCTGCTACTGCCTGCTGCAATGGCGCCCGTGCCCAACGGAACCGCGGATACAAGTCCGGTAGCTTCTGAAACAACACCGTCAGACAAGATGACGACCTTGTCGGTGATTACGACCGACTGAGGTCGGAACTTCTTTCCGTAATCCTCGAAAAAAGACTGCTCGACAAAGTCGACAGCTTCCTGACGCCCACTGATTTGTTCAGCAGAGGGTGCATAGCTCAAGCGCTGGCTACCGCAGCCGGCCATTGTGACCACGAGCATTATGGTTGCACACCATTTGATCCCATTCGACATTTGATCCCCTGGCTCCTGTAAAGAAGCCGGAGATTAACCTGCGCGCCTTTACATTTTCCACAATCCGACCTGCCGCCGCCGGCGGCGTGGAGACCATCCCATGGATAACGAAACCACTGGTGACGTCGACAAAGTCACCGAGCAACGACTAGCCGAACTCATCGGCTGCACTAAGCGCTCTCTGGAGCATCGGCGCCTGGATGGGAAGATCCCTGAGGGCGTCTGGATGAAGCATGGTGGCCGGATCATCTACAGCAAAAAGAGGTATGACGAATGGCTGGAAAGCCAATGGGTTTACCCCGTGGGGTCGAAATCTTCCGCAACTCCCTCCGTATTCGTTTCACATGGGACGGTATCCGTCGATGCGAAACGCTCCCCTATCCCCCGACACAAAAAGGGATCAAGGCTGCATCCAACCTTCGCGATCAGGTAACCAGCCTCACCAAGCTCGGTCTCCTTGATCAGGACAAGTACGCGGAGCTGTTTCCTAGTTCACAGGCTGCGGTCGGTGGTAAGCCGACCTTCGGCGAGTATGCCCAGCTCTGGCTTGATGGCCGAGAAATCACACTGGGCACTCACAATAACTACAAAAGCGCCCTGAATCTCTATTGGGTACCGCGATTGGCCATGGTCCGTGTCGACCTGATCACGACCAATCTGCTGCGTCGAGTCATCGCCGAAACCGAATGGACCTCTCCAAACGTGAAGCGCAATGCGATCACGAGGCTGTCGACCATCCTTACTGCAGCCACCCGGGAAGGTCTGCTCGCAAAAAATCCGGCCGAGCTGATTGACCTGCCGAAGCGCTCAAAGAAAGAGATCGACCCTTTCACCTTGGCCGAAGCCAACACCATCATCAACAAACTGTACGAGCACAAGCACTGGCCAAGCCTGATCTATGCCGCCTTGTTCGAGTTCATGTTCTTCACAGGGCTGCGGTTGTCGGAGGCACTGGCGGTGCGGTGGGATGTGATCAACATGGAGAAGAGGACGGTGCACGTACGAAGGACAGTCGCCCTGGGCAGGGTCGAGGAGAGAACGAAGACAGGGAGGGACCGTTTTGTGTTGCTGAACGATCGGGCCTTGCGAGCTATCCAGTTTGCCAGGCAGTACGCTGACCGCCGCAAGGATGGCAAAGGAGCGGTGGCCATGACGCCGTTTGTCTTCCCGCCGTCCAAGAACGCCGAGTACGTCAAGCAGACCTCTGACCTGCACAAGCAGTGGGTACCGGTGCTCAGTGAGCTTGGGATTCGACGTCGCCCCCCATATAACTGCCGCCACACGTATGCGACAATATGCTTAATGTCTGGTCTGAATCCCGCATTTATCGCCCAACAGCTGGGTCACAGCGTTCAAATGCTGTTATCGACCTATGCCCGTTGGCTTAACTCAAGCTCCGACTGGAGCGAGCTGGAAAAACTCAAAATTGGTATCAAATCGGTATCAGGTTGAGATCCAGCCCTGTAAGTGACTGATAGGTTAGCCCT